ATTTCTTTATTGCAAGTTTTACACTTATCCACGAAGCGACTCCATGGTAACAATTTTACTCAAACTTTCACCAAGGTCTTGATCATGCCCAACAATGTGTAGTTGTTGAAAACTACGATCCTTCTGTTTATCATACATATGAGTTTGTACCACGGTACCACCGTTGGCTCTAAAGATGTTAAAGCGAATTGGCTCACCGTCTAGTTCGTGGCTGTCTCTTGTGCTAACAATTGAGTTTCTGCTAAGTTTAGAACTAACATATTCAACGTCGTCATCTCTGTTCAACCAGTTGAGAAGTCGTCGCTTAAGCCATCTCATGCAACTAATCCCTGAGCTAATGTACGCATTTCTTCATCAGTCATAAAAAAGTTGTATGTTGATGTATCAATAACATCGCCATCTTTAAGACTTTCTTGTATAAACTCGATGGAGTTTAAATCTGCAGGGCTTAGACATTTGTGCGATTTAACACGGAGTCTAAATGCTTGATTTTCTTTAACTGTAAAATTTTTCATATTTTTGTCCTTTCTGATTCTGCCACACGTTTGCGTAGACTGCTACTACTAAATGAATGATCTCGTTTATTGAATACATGTTGGATACCCCGCCCAGCACCTTCGTTGCGGCCTGTAAAGTTAGTATCTTCGTACTCAACTCCTAGTATACGCACATCTACGGGCAATGTCAATATCAAATCAATTAAATCTTGCTCAGTGCTATACACAACAATTTCGTCAACAAATCGACACGCACCTAATGTTAATTGTCTTTCTACAATGCTTTGAACAGGTTTATTTTTAGTATCGGGTCTATTAATAGTTGGATCAGTCTGTAATCCGCAAATTAGATAGTCACAATGATTCCTTGCTTCTGCTAGCATAGCAATGTGCCCAGCATGTAGTAAATCAAAGGTACTAAACGTAATACCAATTTTCTTACCTTGATCTTTTAAATCTTTAATACGATTAAATATCATCCGATAATATCCTTATAACTTTTTTCTTTTTTTGTTCACGGAGCCATTCTTCTTCTCCGGCAAATGTTGGGCAGTCCCTTAGTGCATCGTCTAGTATCCATTTTATTCTATATAAATCTTGTTTAGTATAGAAGCCTGTATATCCGTCGTTATACGGACTGATACATTCGTATCTAGCACAATTAATTTGTTTAACGATGTCTGGAACATCCCATGATTTTTTGAATCCCATGTATATATTATACAGACAAAAAAAGGGCCTGTCAAGGCCCTTTGGTGTATTAATTAATTACATTCCTGGAATGTTAAAGTTCATATTTGAACCAGCGCCGATCGCGGTCCTGACATCAACATCGTCTGGTAGTTCGTCTGATGCTAACAGAATTGCTTTAAGCTCAACCATTCGAAGTTCAACTAGTGTACCATCTTCTTGTTCGTGTTCGATTGTTCTAGTCCAGCGTCCGTGTTCAATTAAAATCCACTCACCTACTTTGACTTCATCTTGTTCTGGGCCTACTGCCCAAACACGACCCCATCGAGGTTTTACACCAGATGATTTACCGTTATCAGAATGTAGCAAAATACCTGATGCAGTTTTTTGCATGCCAAATTCCATATCGCAAACTAATACATTATTCCTTAACGGAACAATTTTTCCTAGTACTTTCATTTAGTCCTCTTTGTAGATTGCTCTTCAATTTTAACATCTGTTTTTGTTTTAACTGGTTCAACTTCTTTTCTAGCTTTAGGATTACTCTCATAATATTCAGCAACAATGTCTTCACGCTTGCGAACAATCTGTCCGCCTGCCCCTAACTCATCACCTCGGGCGTTAACTCGAACATTACCAACAGCGGGCATTAATTCGTGCTGCCTAACGAGTTTTTCCATATCTACTTCTTTACCTTGCATCGATCTAACCATTTTATTCTCCTTATTTTAGGAATTCTTTGATATCCAAATTATATTTAATACTGTCAATTTTATGAACACCTATGAGGTATAAACAATAACTGGCAACACTACTGCCTCTACCTACACCCCATACTATATTATGTTCACGCATAGTATCTACCAAGTATTTAAGGTATCTTAACAGGTCCGTCATATTATGTTGGCGGAACAGTTCTATTTCTTCAATTAATCGTTCGTAGTTTTCTTTTGGACATTGATTAACTAAAAAGGCTTCTATGTCTAATGTTTTGTATTCTGTGGGCATAAACCAATCACGTTGATTTACTAAATCAAACTCTTCAACGCTTAATTCCGAATCTGTGTAAGTTGACAAAAAATCAAAGTTGTCTTTATTTGTGTTCTTTGCGGCATTGAATCGTTCTACTGTTTTTTGATCTAAGTAGATGTTTTTAAAATTTTTAATTTTATTTGTGTATATGTTTTCAAATAACTCTTCTGGAGTTAAAAACACTGCGCCGTAATCGTTGATTTCCATACTTACATTTTACAGGCAAACGACACAGATGTCAAGAGCTTCGATTAATATAATCGTCTAAATGCTTATTTTGGTTGAGAATCTTTTGGCTGCTTTGAGCATGCCTACGCCTTTGCTCATCTTTGTAGGCTTCGAGTATGATGTTAATTTGTTCGCATACTCCGCCCATTCCGCTACGTGCGGCAATAAAATACTTCTGCATTAGCTCAGTAATCTTATTGTCTAAGTCTTCGGTTTTAATTGCTGTTAAATCTGGAAGCAGCGGGTTGAACATTTTATCTTAATTGCCAAACTAAAATTTTAGCACCACCTAATGAATTACTTGGAGATTTGATCAATTCCCATACAATTGGTGTTGTTTGATTATAAGTTAACGGTAATGACCAGGTAGTTGCTAATAAAGTAATATTGCCTCCACCAAAACTAACTGTTGTAGTACTTGTTGACGTTGGAGTAATTTCTAATCTAATGGTTCCGACTCTTCCTAAACTTTCATCTGGCCAGTTATCTACGGTGAATACATAGTCACCCGGAGCAGTTATTGAAAATTGTTGATACGTGCCCTCGTCGTAATTAACAAAAAACGTAGTAGTAGTAGTCTCGTCCGTTCTATCTTTTACCTGTTCAGAACAACTTTGAAAAGATGCACGTTTGATAACACTTCCGCCAAAATCGTTTTGGTCATTTAAACTTACAGAGTTAGTTTGCAATTCTGTAAGTTCTTTAGATGCTGAAAGAAACGCATTTTGAATTCTTGAAAAATTACTGCGAAATCCTTGAGAATCATTGTCTTCTCCTGCAACAGGAAAGTTTACATTGATTTGATTGCTAAAATTGGTAACTGTACTAGGCACTATTAACTCCGATATTTTTTATTATTTACTGAATTTTCTTTTTCAGCTCTTCAACTTCGGCTGACAATTCTTTAATAGCTTCGATTAACAACGGAATAAATTTTTCATACTGTACTGTTAAGTAATCTGCATTAACCGGAGCAGTGGTTACAATTTCAGGCAATATTTTTTGAGTAGCTTGAGCACTTACACCGACTTGTCTCTTATCTTTATAACCAAAACTAAGAGCAGTTTCATTAGGTGTATAATAGAATCCACTCAAAGATTTAACTTTATCTAGTGCATTTGGAATGTCTTCTAATCTGTTCTTTAATCTGTCATCTGAGTAATAAGCTGTAATTTCACCTGCGGAATAAACATCACCGATAACATATAATGTTTGACCAATTCCAACCCCGCCTGCAACATATAGCGCATTTGATGCTACAGTGGTAGTACTGGCTAATGTACTGGCTAATGTTAGTGTATTATTATAACTAGGAGCATTAGTGCCGTTACTGACTAATACATTACCTGGGGTACCTTCACCAAAGAAACTTGTTTGTCCAGGCGCTACCTGATAAGGAACTTGTCCAGCAGTTCCACCTGCAAGGTTAGTTGCAGTACTAGCTGATATTGCAGTTCCTGCATTTGCAACATTAAGTGCTGTATTAGCATATCCAACTATAAATGTATTAGTGTTTACAAATAATGGTCCTCCTACAATAGTGCCATTACTAATTAATAGTTGCCCCGCAGTTCCTGGACCAAAAAACGATGTCACTCCTGTTGATGTCTGATACGGAATTTGATTTACTGTACCACCTGCAAGATTGGTTGCTGTATTAGCGGTTAACGCTGCCGTAGCTGATGCAACATTAAGTGCTGTATTAGCATATCCGACTATAAATGTATTAGTGTTTACAAATCTTGGACCTAGTGTGTTTACACCTCTACTCACTAGAATATCATTGTCATTGCCTACGTTAGTAAATTTAGTAGAACTAGATGCATCTTGGAATAACACTGTACCGGTTGATCCACCAGAAATATTTACCGCAGTTCCTATAGTTGCATTTAATACATATACTGTTCCACCAACCCATAGGTCTCCACCAATACCTGCTCCTCCTACAATTTGTAAAGCACCAGTACTAGTTGATGTGGCGTTTGTTGAATTATAGGTTCTGATAATATCATCGGTCTGTACCAACGTTGTTGTAACTGTTGTATATTGAATTGTTAATTTGTCAGCAATAATCTCACCACCAACATACAAACTACCACCAATTCCTACTCCACCCGCTACTACTAATGCACCTGTAAAAGTAGATGTTGCTGTAGTTGTTCCTGCAAGTGTTAATGTATTGTTATAACTAGGAGCACTAGTGCCATTACTTACTAGAACATTTCCTGCTGTACCTGGACCGTAGAAACTTGTTACACCTGGGGCTGTTTGATAAGGAACCTGACCAGCTGTTCCGTTTCTTAAATTTGTTGCAGTACCAACGAAATCAACATACAAGGAACCTCCAACATAAAGATCACCACCAATGCCTACGCCACCTGCTACGGCTAGTGCTCCAGTAATAGTTGAGGTTGCTGTAGTAGTATTTGTTAAGGTCATCCCCCCAGCAGTTAAATTCTTAGTATTGGCATTGTACGAAAAGTCTAATGTAGATCCAAGCTGTGCGTACCCTCCTGCTCCAACTACCATAGTTGGATAACGAATTCCCGAAGATGTAGTTAATTGTACAATATACTCATTATCACTATATCGTGAATAACCAACCTGTAAAGTTGATGTGCTTGCCCAAGCGGCTGTGCCACCACTAACTTGCAAAACTTGACTATCTGATCCAATTGGAATAAAACCAGTTTGGCTTGTAGCAACTTGGATAGGAATTGATCCAACAGCGCCACCTGCAAGATCAGTTGCAGTTGTTAGCGTTAACCCTCGACTACCTGTGAATCCAATGTCACCTTGGGTACCTGTACTGCCTGTGTATCCAGTAAGACCTTGAGTACCTGTACTACCGGTATATCCTATCGGACCTCTTTGCAATACAAAATCAAATATTGCGGCATACGGTGTTCCAACATTGGTCACTGATGCAGTTGAAGTAGATATAGTTACTAATCCAACGGCAACAGTAGCCGCAGTTCCAGTACTACCTGTGTATCCGGTAATACCCTGGGTACCAGTACTACCTGTATATCCTACTAAACCTTGACTACCTGTATAGCCAGTACTACCTACAAAACCAACTTGTCCTCTTGATCCAGAATAACCAACAGTTAAACTTAATAATGCTCGCGCTTGCGGAACAGTAAGATACTGCGCTACAGCCGAATCCTGAACAACAATAAGGGTATTGGCTTCGCTAGGCGTTGTTAACTGCGGTAAATTTACGAGATCTGGACGAGGTGTGGTCATGTTATTTTTTTCACTTACACTATTTAGTGGATTTTTAGCTTATGCGAGCCTTGAACTCCTGTTCAATAATAGATATTTAGCACCTTCTGGCCCTGTGCTTTCCTCCACTATTATCCTATCTATTTCAAAATTAACAGTGTTAAATTTAAAACCGCTTTCATTTATTTTTCTAATTATAGTTGCACTTCGCCCGGGCAATGTAAAACATAAAGGAACAAAGGGTATATATCCCGGTTTAATTGTATCTCCTGCCTGTACAAATTTAGTAAAGCTAGGGTTTCTTACACTAGTAATAACAGTCCCACTGGAAAACTTTGCCCTCATATTTGCAATGCTTGGGGGATAATATGTATTTCCGTTAAATGTTATTTCTTTAGATATGCTAATTTTATCAGAGTTAACATGTTTGTCAATGATATCTACATATATTATTTCGTGCTTTACAGTACCGTTGTTATTTTTAGCTACAGCAACTTTAAGTTCACCTAATGAAATTTTTCTTCTATAAAAATTAGTTGAAATAATGTTAGCATAGTCAGTCATTGATATCTGTTTAACTCCAAAATCGATGACTAATTTTAAATCTTCTTGTTTGCCAAAATAAGGATCGAACGGTCTGTACAACAATTCGGGTATAAAGATTTCTTCGTTTCTAATGAAGTCTGTAAATTCAGTTCTCTTATCTTGAGATAAAAATGGTCTGCAATAAATTTCTGTATATTTTGTATTGTCAGTCTGATTAACATTGATAGAAAATCTACCATTTAATAAATTGTTGTTGTTGGTATCAGTAACTGATATTATACAGGTGCTTGTTAGGACAACAGTGGTTAATCCTGGATTAGGTTCAGCACGACCACTAATGGTTCCGTCTTTATTTAAAGTAAGGCCTGTAGGCAACGCTCCGTCAGTTAATGAATAATTTAAATATAATGAAGAAGTAGAAAACTGACCTCTAACGTAGAGTTCGCTGATTTCTCCTGGAACTAACGTACCTATAGTTCCTGTAGTTTCCCACGGCTGCGGCACCTCTAACTCTTTAAATGGCAAAATTGTTAGAGTAAATGTACTTGTGCTGATAAAGTTTGCCTCATCTCGTGCAGTAATTACATACTGTGTTGATGTATTTCCTAGTCTAGCGGCATTAGTTATTGATCCGGTAACTGGACTAAACCGTAGTCCGTCTGGCAATCCTGGGCTAACCAACCAAGTTTTTGTTCTATAACCACCTGTTCCTGTTACAGGAATAACTGGAGCAGTGGGAACAGTAGCAGTTAATGTTACGCTGTTAATTTCTAATGATGTACGTAATTGATTAACCACTGCTAATCTAAACGGATAATTTGCTGTTTGTAGATCAAGCCCTGCACCTGAATCATTAACTGATATTACATAACTAACATCGTCAGTTAACGTTGTAGGAGTTCCAGTAATTATTCCAGTAGATGAGTTAAAATTTAATCCCGGAAATATGCTAGGATTAATAGTATATACTAGAGGTGCAGTGCCGCCTTCGGCAGCAATTGGCGCAAATGGTGTAACTGCTTGGTCAATAATTAAGACCGAAAGAGAAACCGTTTGAGTAGTAGTTAATGTTGATAGAACGGGCATATTTTAGGAATTTACCTTATACGGTATTTACCTAAAATGCTAGTCTTGTTTAATGCAGTGTTCGCGGTTCAAATTGATGTATATCTTTAATACCAAATATTCTTAGTATTTTTTTAATAGAACGGGGCGGATCGTCCATTAAATCTTCTGGAAGCATCATAGTTTTTAAGTCACCGTTTGCATCAATGATAAAACCGTAGTCACCATCATTAAAATCATCGTCATCATCCTCGGGTATCTCTTCAACTACAAGTTCATTATTTTTAGGCATATTATTTTTCCCCAATGGTATTTATAGAGGTTAAATAAAGTATACTTTAATTTAAAGGAATTTTAAAATGTTTAAAGCAATCAAAGAGTTTTTTGTAGGTAAACCACCTGCTCCGGCCCCAGTCGAAGTTGAGGCACCTAGAATTATAGAAGCTACGGTTGAATTAGCACCTGCAGTTGTTGCCGCTACAGTAGTAGTAGCAGAAAACGCAGTTGTACCAGAAGCTGTAGTAGCAGTTGAAGGTGCCGGAGTTGTTGAAATTACTGCTAAAAAGCCACGTAAACCACGTGCTCCTAAGGCAGAAATTCCAGTTAAGCCAGCCGTAAAAAAAGCAGCCCCTGTTAAGAAGGCTGCTGTTAAAAAACCAGCTGCTCGCTCTGTAGTTAAATCAAAGAAGGTTTAATTCTTTAGCCTGTTTGTGTAAAGCAAAGCTGGCTAAATTTTTACCCTTCGATTCGGCCATGATGTCGAATTGATCTAGGAAGCTCAAAGCCCATTCATTGACTGCTGTATTCCAGTAAAAATCTGAATGTGCTCTGAGCTTTCCCTTTTTGTAGCCATCTTCCATCAACGGAAGAAGAGCGGGGCGCTGTGATCCGGAATGGCCTGTAAGTAGGTCTTCACGGCTGACGGAGTAATGAATAACAGGGCGAGTACCACGCCAGCTATCAATAACCCTTTTAACACGGTCGTCATTTTCATTTATATATTCTCCTGTGTGTATCCAATGATGGTGTATGTCTAGCACCAAAGCGAGATCGTCGACGAGCTCAAGGCTTGAGTCGACGCCCCACGATATTTCATCGTTCTCGATTGTGATGCAGTTTCTTGCTTCGGGGCTGAGTCTTGGGATAACTGCTTTGATACCTTTTGGGCCTCGTCTACCCGATATGTGTACATTGATTTTAAAGTCCTGAAAGGTTTGTCCATAACCCATCCAACGTGCCATGTCAGCATGATATTCAAACTCCTCTATTGAACGATTTACAATATCGTCTGACTCACTTGCCAGAACAGTAAACTGGCCAGGATGAAAAGACAACCTAACACCCCTCTTGCGAGCCAAAGTTCCCACGGCTCCAAATGCTCTTTCGCAATAGGCTCGTATATCGGGAAGCCGCCAAAACCAGCTCCAATCTGACTGAGTGTACACAGGCAAGATATCGCTGCCGAGTCGTACCATTCTAAGATTTTCATCAAGTGTTCCTACCTTTTCAACAAGTTTACGGACACTCTCAATATTACCCGTCATTAGGTCATAGAGTTTTTGTTCCGCAACTTCCTTGCTCTGTCTATTTAACCAAGCAACGGTGGTACTACCTGTGTTATACTTTTTAGCATCATCTTTGGGTTTGATACCATCTACCTGTCCTGCGTGATCAATCCACTTGCAGGCAAAGCCGATTTTCTTAGTCATTTTTTACTTTCTGGATGCACCATGTGCCATCCTTGTTATCAATCCAATCTAATGTGTCGCCTTCTACCCAACCTTGTAAGTCGAGCATATCTTGAGGCAACGGCAAAATAAGATCTCCTGTTTTAGGATCTTCTTCAACGGTAACTGTCCATTGTGACATTAATACTCCTTGGTAAGTGCGTGGTGAACTAAAAATTGTTTAAAAGCCTTGTAGACAGCAGCCGCTTCATTATTGTCTGCTTCTATTTTTACACCTCTAACATAAAACCCATCTTTTGTAACTTTCAGCATTTCTGCCTGACCTGTGTGAAATGTGATGTTGTTTTCTGGAGGAGCAGTCACTGATAAAACTGGCCTAGGTAGCGGATTATCGATAACATAGTATGTTGCTGTCATACTAATATTATACACTATATTTTAAAAATAGTCAATCACCAATGACGAATAGTATTTGCCATAATAAAAAAGCAGGTAACAATGTGGATTGCTACCCAAAAGGTTTTTAAAAACAAGGCAATACGTGCTTCTCTTAGTGTGAGTATAGGAACATCTGGGCGATCATTGTCGGTGTTTCCCATAAGGTGCCCAGTTGCTCGAGCCCATATTTTTTCTAAACTATTCAAGCCCTAATCCTTTTCGAATTTTAGTAGCACTAATATCAGTAATTGATTCATCAAATGTTTCTTCGCCTGCTGTATAACCAACACCGCGGCCCCAACCAATGTGTACAATGTTAGGAACAACTTGGATTTCATACTGTCCTTGATACAATGGATCTAGATCACGTTTGATAAAACTTTTAACTTTAGCAACTTCAAACGGATTGCTACCCTGCCATCCTTGTACGTCACGCACCTGAACAATAACCTGTCCAGTCTTGGCTAGCAGTCTTTCGAATAATGCACGATGTCCGTCATGCCACGGTTGCCAACGACCTAACATCTGTACTGTTTCTTTCTTCCAATCAAATACAGGACGTCTGCGATTATCTATAATATGTGCGGCAACAAACTCACCCCACTTTTCTGCCTTCTGTTCAGTGATGCGAAAGTCATAAACTTCAGGTTCTACAAACATAGCATTAGTATCTGCATAGCGGCTTTCACGTATAGTATCGACCCACACAGTCCAATCTGCTTTAAAGTTGTTACGCATTTCAACTAAAGGCGCAACAAAATCACATATTACATAATGACATTCTGTCATTGCATCTGCTAGTTCGCGCATACGCAAACTCTGACGAATACGACCTTCATGACTAAAGTCCCAGTCGTTATATTTTTTACGCACATCATCAGCATTGAGCCATCCTACTTTTTTCTTTTCAGCTTGTAAATGATCTACAATGTGTTGTGCTAGATATGTCTTGCCTGCTCCTGGCAGGCCCATTATTAAAATTCGTGTTACCATTTTTATATCTCTTTTTTATATCGTATGAATCTATTAATTTCGGTTAGTAATTTATCATAATTACTAGGTAATGGAGTCTTCGTGCTCAATTCATCGTTATATTGTTGTTCCTCATATATAATTACTGTATCAAATGTTATAGGCATTTTTTCTAATTCATCAATATCGCTAAGGCAGCGGCTAATACATGTTATCATACGTTTATAGTTAATTTCTATAGGACCAGAATAGTCTTTTAGGTTATTGTTGTCATAATGATAAAGATTTCTCATTTCTGCAATATATACACTAGCTACATGTGAAATTATATTTTTTCTAATGATCTTTACATTGTATGTACTTCTATTATATATTTTATTAGTTAACCAGTCTGGATATTTTTTAATATCAAATGAATGAAATTTTATTACATATTGATCATTGTATTGTGCAAAGTCTAAAAATTCATTAAATTCAGTCTGATCTTTTGTATATGTAAGATCAAAAAAATGTTTAATGCCTAGGTCATAACCAACTTGCCTACAAGTTACAATAGATCCTGACCTAGGCGGCCCAATTAATACAATTGGAAATTTTGTAACATTATTTAAGATCATTTATGCCTCATTTTTTACCCACAGTTCGAGTGCCTTGGCAGGATAGATCTGTACAGAACCTTTTTCGGTGTCGCTTTCGACCGCATACCCTTCCGGAGTTAACTCAGTTGAATATGTACCAACAACTGTTCCGTGCCACTTTGACCCAGAAACCTTTTTGACTAGATCGCCTAATTTAAATTTCATGCAAATAAATCCTCATTCCATTCACGGTGACCTTCACGATAAGCCATATTAGCCTGTGTCTCACGTACTTCTACGCGATAGCACCATAGGCGCTGACTTTCACCTTCACCCCAGAAGTCTGGAATGTAAACACCATTGACATACTTGTAGAGTTGATCAGCTAGCCCTTCACAACCTAGTTTAGGAAGGATTGTAAGTTTAGCCAACTTACGGCGTTCCATTTCCTTATAGAAGTCTAACTCGGGATCGTCCTCTGCTACTAATAGTGTATGATCGAATTGACTTTCTAAAATACCTTTTAGTTCTTTTAGACCACCATAGTCGGCCGCCCAATTGCGAGCGTCTAGGTCGTTAGTGCCGAAGTAAAATTTCATGTTAAATGAATAACCGTGAATTAGATTACAGTGACTATCAGCTCGCCATTGCCTGTAGGCGCATGGGAATGAGTCGTGATATTCTTTTGTTGATGTGTACTTGTATTGTACGGATTGAAGATTTGCCATCTCTAGTCTCCTTTGTAAGGTAGCAAGTTTGACGACATGCAGAGTTTATAAAGCGGGATGAATGTGCGTGAAAGTCCGCTGCCTACTATTTAGTAAGCCTATCGACGAGAAACAATTTTATCGCATAATCCATAGGACAATGCTTCTTCTGCACTCATAAAGGTATCTCTATCCATATCTTTTTCAAAATCTGCATAGCTTTTACCTGCTGTATTATGTTCAACATATAGCTTAGTGAGCATGTCCTTCATCTTAGTGATCTCTTGGTATTGAATAGCAATATCACTTTGCATACCTCGAGCACCACCACTTGGCTGATGAATCATATGACGAGCATGTGGCAACATATAACGTTTGCCCGGTGTACCTGCTTGTGCAAGGAATGATCCCATGCTACATGCCTGTCCTAGTACATAAGTGCATACATCAGGTTTGACAAATTGCATAACATCATAGATAGCCATGCCAGCAGTGATAACACCACCCGGGCTGTTGATGTAAAAGTGAATATCCTTCTCAGAATCGGCACTCTCTAAATGTAGGATCTGTGCAACAATAAGATTACTGCTGACATCATCTACACCACCGTTAAGGAACACAATGCGTTCGTTGAGCAAGCGGCTAAAAATATCAAAGGCACGTTCGCCTTGACCGGTCTTTTCGACCACCATTGGGACTAAATTATTTTGAATCATTGTTTAAATTAAAATGTTGTTTAATAGATTGTACACTCATATCTACGGTGCAGTCAACTATACTTTCTTGAAAAGTAGTATAAGCACAGTGCTTTGGAGTATTTTGTACAGCAGTGATGCAGGCATTGATAATAGTCATGGTGAGATTTTCTACGTGTTCGATGCTCATCCACTTGCCGCTACAATCTGTTCCTTCTTGTGAGATAAATTCTTTAATTCTTTCGTTCATTGATATTCTTTGTCTAATTTAACACCGGTAAGACCGGCCACTGTTTGGAACTTTTCCCAGGCTTGTTTAGCCATAGGATTGCGTTCTAGTTCATCACTGGGCAAGCAGGTCTCTAACCAGAACTCGCTACGACGAGATGGACGTACTCCGAACTTACGTGGCTGGTGGAATTTACCTTGCTCCCATAATGAGATACTAACATCTCGAAACTTGTCTTCGTCGTCCTTACTGCGGAAATTGTAAGATCCCCATTCGGGATTGCTCATACCACCTAGACAGTAGCCTTCCCAAATTCCTGCCCACTGTTCGTCATCTCGTGGATCGAAATCTGTACGAGAAATCACTACTAATACATCTTCAATGTCTACCCGTCCCTCAACAATGTCAAGGATACACCGGCTATAACTTAATCCGATTTTCATACAATTACACTTTCATCTCTGTGTGTTTTAAAAACATTTTGTCCGCATTTACGAATAGCATCAACTAGCACCTGTGGGCTGTCTTTTGCTATCATTTCTAAATCTTCTTGCTCCATGTCGCTTTCAAATGCCCAGATCTCTGGAAAACGTTGAGGATTTGCTCTGGCTCTTAGTATAGCATGTCTTGGTATAGGAAAGTCAACCTTTTTCTCCCCTTTTAAATATGCCATAACCTTTTTACGTTCATAGTCTGTGACGTTAAAGATCCACTCAAATCCTAGACTATCAAAATAACACATATAGGCAGTCATTACTCGTCACCTTCTCTAGCGTGTTGATCACACGAAGTATAAATCCAACTATTACCTCTGGTCTTTCCAGGTGCGCCACAGGTTTCGCAGACACGTTGACTAAATCCTTCAGCAAACCAAATAAAGTGCCGCACTCGATCATCACCACCATCACCGTAGAATCGTAGGCCGCCATACTTTTCTTTAACCTGTGCTACTACAAAAGGTTCGGTTCCTTCTGCGGCATTATGTTTAAGATGAAATGTAATCTGGCTGCAAAGGCTATCAATCAAATCATACCAACCATCACCGCACTCAAATCCCCAAAAACTTTCGCGGTTGGCAAAAATCTCAGGATAGTTTGTGTATAGTTTATCTGCTAGTTCGTCTCTCATTTTTCTTCCTTATCCTGATCGTATTGTTTAATCATTCTGTAAACAGGTTCCATCCGCTCTTCAAAGACATGAGGTGCTAATTGTTCAACAGCTTTCATATCCCATTGAGTAGGAAAGTGACGCAATGCTCCTCGAGCACGATCTCTAATGCCGCCTGCTACTCGCGGAGTTAGTTTAGGATCGCATAATTCTTCTAACAGACGCTTTGCCTGCATTACAGCACGATATCTTTCATCGGGCAATGTCATTTAAGCACCATTAGGAGAGCCAAACATAACATCTTCTTTTTTAAGAAATTCACGAAGAAGATGTTCTACAAATTCATTTAATGTAATATCACGTTCGTGTGCCATCTGCATCATTTGAAACATAGTGTCGTCATCAAGATCCAACGGAACTTGCACACGAGTATCGTACTTTATACCATTAACAATAGCCTGGGCTTTTTCCAAAAAATCTTCAGTAGTTTCAAGATCAACATAGTCAACATCATCCCATGCTTCTTTGCGACTAACATCACGACGTTTAGCTTCTTTCTTATTCTTCTTGGCATAATCAGAATTGATCAAACGATATGCTCGTTGATTAACATAGTCGTGAGCTTGTGCTTCGTAGACTTCCTGTGTTTTAGTGTCAAAGATAATGGTAAGACTGTGACCATCTTGCTCACCGTTCCAGCTGTCTAGCATATAGGCATCGTGCCCGTAGCACTGCCAACCGTAATCACTGCCTTCAGTGATACGATAGTTAACTGTTTCCATAAATTCTTTAAGGCTGATCATTTGCGGGTTCCTTGGTTAGTTCGCAGATTAAAATAAAGTGGTCGTAGGCTTTCTTAACCGCTTCATTATATTGTAGCATCTTTGCTTCTTCTTGTAAAGCCTTTACGCCTGCTTCGGCAATTTCTCTGGCACTAGGAATTTCAATATAATAGCGTTCGTCTCCGAATGCCTTGTTTAGATTGTCCCAAGCCTTCTTTTGCTTTTCAGTAATAGGTTTACGGTGCGGTCGCATCTCACTGGCCTTTACAATAGCTGAAGATATTGCGTCCTCGGCTACTCGACTTGCGGCAATTAGCGAGGCATAATCAGGTTGAATGTTAAACCTACGGCTGGATCCCCCAGGGTAGCACATGACCAAGTGATTGCCTTTAGGGAAACTGTCCAAAAGAGTACTATCGTACTCAGCAACAGGCACATATCTACGACCGATCTTTTCATAGTATACCTTCTTGGTCATTTTTCAATCCATTACTGTGTTTGTCATTGGGAGTATCAACATCTTGGAATAGACGTTTTTCTTGTTGTGTTAGTTCTTTAAAAGTTTTACGAGGGTTGCCGCACATTACGCAGTTTGGATTCCCGCAGTTCATGGCATGACGTTTGGCAAACCTATGTGGCTCACTGATATCCGATCCTGCAGATTTTGCAATTTTAGTCTGCTTCTTTACAGCATTCTCATCTTTGAGCAATCGTTTGCTATGTTTAAATTTGTCTTCTTCAGTGCTCATACTAATTCCTTACACAATTTTAGCTGACCTTTTTCGACATTCCTCTTTAACCTGAGGAGGAATGTCCGGATGCCATTCTGCCATTCCACAGTCGTATACTCGTTGAGTTGGCAGACCGTTTCCAATTACTACTAAACCAATCATAACTAGGCTTAGTCCTAAAAAGATAATTGCAAGTCCAATGATTTTTAAAAGTTTAATCACTTATACACTTTCAAAATAACAATGTCCTCGCTGAACCGGCCGTTGAGCTGTGTCTCCGTAGTCTTAACACTCTTGGCAAACCAAGTCTCAAAACGCTTCTGCGTATTTTGCTCCTTGAACTCTTTAATCTGTTCTGGAGGCTTACGCAGAGTCTTTTGCGTACTCTTGTCAGTAAATTCTGTAATACTAGAATTCTTAACACTGAGTCCTGTACTAGACTTAGCAATGTAATAACCAACCTTACGAGTCTTTGTATTATATACAACTACGCCTTGAGCACCAATAATCGTTGCAGGAGGAGCACTGGTAATACCTAGCTTGGCGTCGCTCAACATGAACTTCAGCTTCTTAACCAGTTCTTCTGCAGGCTTAACCTTAGCGGCACGTGGCTTCTTAAGTACTTTCTGTTCTGCGGCAATCTGTTCACAGGCGGCCATGATGTTAGCATAGAACTCAATTAGCTTGTTAACATTCTTACGGCTGTTATGCTTGTAGGCTTCTTTCAACTGATCATCAGCTTGACCACTAGACAATTCTAACAGTTCATCGTAATTACGTTGGAAATAACCTTTGATGATACGACTGTGAGCAGCCTTGGCACCCTTGCCTTTGAGCAAATTAACAATCTTAAATGCCTTAGGATCAAACGTATCTGGGTCTGTAATCCAAGCATCAATAGCGGCATCAATTTCTTCACTCATACCACCTGCGGCTTCACGCAGACGATCTTGAATAGTAGGAACATAGACTGCTGTTGTCTTAGCAGACTTCACAGGCTCGTCAGACTCAACTTCATCGTCCGAACCTTGGTCGATGACCTTTTGGATTTCTGTCTTAAGCCAATCTGTTGAATTCTTGCCTTCGTTAAAACCTGCGTGAACTGCTGGCATACCACGTAGTAGGCAAGCTGCCAATGCACCCATGGTGGTTCCACAACGGCTATCTTTGGTATCTTTAAATGCTTTAATAACATCTTTGTCATAACTGTTATGTCCCATCCAGTTAATAACTGCGGGCTTCAATTCTTTGGCAGACTTTTCCAAACGATACCAAGCCATAGCTTGGTGGAAGAATCTAGTAAATTGAATACTAGTCCAGTCTGAGGCACCATCCCACTTTGGACTGTAATCACGTTTGGCATTCTCACGGATGCTCACGCTTGTGACTTTTTCTTTTTTAACTTTGGGTTTAATCTTAACGCCTGCTACTATTGCCATAACGTACTCCTTGTTTGCTAGTGTATGTACTTATTATACACTGATTTTCACTCTATGTCAAGAGTCGGTTTTACCAATGTAGTCCGAATATTTGAGCAAAAACATTGTCCGTTTTGGTTCATTGAAGAAATCCAAATGTATACGTTTTACACAATAGTTGGTATTGTAACTAACGTCTCTGCGATCAACATCGTGTTTAAACCATTCTTCGTGTGTTCTGCTAGTAAAGCCCAACACTTCTTGCATCCTGTTGCGAATTAACAACACGCTAGGAGGATACTCTTTGGCAATTTGGTTATAGATTTTAAGCCAGTTTGCTTCAGTTAGTATTACAGGTTTGCTCATTAGAACTCATTATTTTGATCCACAACTATCCAACCAAGTTGTTTTAGGTCTTTTCGAATCTCATCAGTTACAACCATTTCCGGAACATACCCGTTTGGGAAGGCTATGTTTATTTCCGGATTGTATCCAGTGTCGTTTCGAATACCACTACAATACCAATCAATGTAATCACCTTCTTGTCGCATATCTGCCACAATACCGCCAGCACGTCTCCAAGATGCTCCCCAAGTTTGGTTCTTGAGAATAGGCATAACGTCTAACTTTTGGAAGTCATTGTTGCAGATTGCGGCGTAGAGATTTTGAGCATAACTATCACTTGTCCGGACTTTTTCCAAAATCCATTCAGTGCTACGTAAGTCATACTCCATGTTATCCTTTTGCCATGCAGGATCGATCATATTTTCTTCATCTTGTTGTCGTGCAGATTTGTAAAGATTAAGATAGTCTTCTCTAGGCTCTTTACCGTCTTCTTCACAACGTTTTATATAGCCTTCGGCTTGAAAAGTATGTCGCTCAGGACTCTTTGAGATTTTGCTCATTGGGTTTTAAAGGTCTAGTTCTACAAAATAAACATTCTCGATCATTACAGATATCTTCTAACCATTCATTACATGGTTCGCAATAAAAGCTATCAAAATTTGCGGCATACGATGTGCGAATCCCGCATGTTGGGCATTTTAGGTCATTTAGGTCCATAGGCTATCTCTTGCTTTGATTAAACGTATCATCATAGCTTCATCTTCTTTTTCGTAATCACGTTCAATTTTTTGAAGAAGCTTATGAGCCTTGTTGCTCATCTTTTCTAGTTCAGGCGTCTTCTTATTTCCAAACAATTTACCACCGTTAAGAACACGACTCTTTTCGCAGTAATCACTCCAGCCACTTATATCGTATGCGTCTGGACGGTTGCGATATGTAACAGTCCACCACGTGTACAGCTCTTTGAGCTCCTTGGCGCGGATGGCTTGACCAGTCGGCTTGCCATAGTCTGGATGATCTGGTTCACACCAGTCAGTGTTAGTCAAGGTCATAGCCCAGTCGAGATGGTCTATGCCTGCTTGGGGACAACGCCAAGTTCTCCAACGCCACCAACCACTGGCCCAGAATGGAGGATTGTATTTGGCACGGTCTTCTTTACTGCCCCATGCAATGTGACTCCATGCTGATTCTACTTCGATAAAATCTACAAGCTCATTGAACAAGCAAGGGAGAAAACGATTACCAACATCTTTCCACTGACCGGGTCTAATGTCTTTAGGGTGTGCAGTAAGACTATGAGTACGACTAACCCAGCGATTATTGATATAGTACTTAACATCGTAAATTTTCCTAATGGGCCAGGTTACAAAATCCTGAAGGTGGCTCAGGCCTTCTTCCGCTAGCCAGTAGCGGAAGTTGTGTTTCATTTGAGCCGCAGTGGTCCAGTTATCCCATTCTTCGCTGGTTCCGGCACTAAGTTTTTTAGTACCGCGAACCCAATCTGCAAAGGGACTGCAACTCCAGTAATTCGTGTGCTGTGCCATTATACTCTTTCGTATGTTTGTGCAAATATATCTTTTTTAACTACACCGTAGTCGTTATTACCATGGCGAACAATGACGTCTTCGCCTGTATTATATTGTAACTTCTCTCCCCATGATGTGTCAACCGTTCCGGAATGATCTGCCAATTTAGCCACTTTGATGATCTTTTTTGGTGTACAAACACCATTGCCCAAGTCATCTTTAAGTTCAGTAAACTTTTCTGGACTAATAGGATATTGTTCACCTTTTGGTCCAGTCATAATATAGAATCCTTTTGGATACTTGACTGGACCTTCAAGTGTGTCAATAGTGCCAGGCTTGTCAGCAATCTCATAACGTTCTTTGGCAGGACGTTTGTAGGCTTTAAAACTGGCCATATCAAACCAAGAGTCAGTGATATTCTTGCCTTCTACAATATTGATAAATTCTCTAATCATTTTTTATCGCCAAACAAGTTTAATAAGTTAATAAACAAGTTGATAAAGTCCATATACAAAGTCAATGCTCCGCGAACTTCTGCAACATCACTAGTTTCTACGCTTAATTCTTCACGAATCTTTTGTGTATCATAGGCAGTCAATCCAAGGAAGATGATAATAGCTAATGCGGAGATTACACTACCGATTAATCCATTATCAACTAATCCTGGCCAAAAACTTGCTAAAATTAAATTAAAAATGCTGGCAATGATAATAGCAATCACTCCAACAAACAAAAATTTACCAAGACTGTCTAAACTCTGTTTGGTAAAGTAGCCATAACCACTCATAACACCAAACAAGATAGCCGCACCCATGAAGGCTGATACAATACTACCCATAGTGAATACAGCAAAGATCATAGAAAAACTTAACCCCATCAATGCCGCAAAACCATGCAGGCATAACTGTGCTACGCTCTTACTTGGGTTATTAGCCAATACCATACTAACGCCAAAGATTGCAACTAATGGTGCAAAAATTACAATCCATTTTAATATACCTGTAAAAAAGAATGCCAACAACTCTGGGCTTGTACCCACAAAGTAACTGACAAACATTGATACAATAACAGCAAGACTCATATGTCCGTAGACACGACCCATTGCTGAATTAATTTCGCTGGCAGAACGATATTCAATTCCACCTGTATAAGTTGTTCCAAACATATTATTTTCCTTTAACAAATTGAGCCAATTCGGGCGGCTTCCATCCCAAAGGTTTTAACACCTTTCCATCTTCACGCTTACGAACCTTGCCAGTTTCTTTGTCAATCTTGGCAAAGTTAGTATTCATAACTTCTTTCCATGCACCTTCAGCATCCCATCCGGCACTATGGATAGCACCAATGGTTACAACTAGGATATCTATGAGAGCATCTAATTGTTCTACCTTATCTTCTGATAATGTAGCCTCTAACAATTCCTGATGCTCTTCATTGATAAGATTAATATACATTGCATATTGTTTTTCATCAAACCTGTCAACTGATTGATCGCAGGCTCGCATAAATTTTTCTTGATCTCTAAACGGGTTCATTTTTATCCTTCAATTGAATTCATTAAATCACTTACTACTTTAGATCTAGTCTTTGGAGTTTTTTCCCCTAGGATAGCTAGACCATGTATTTCATTTTGATAATTAACCAACATAACCAAACATCTGCCTGCCTTGTTGGTGAATCCTGTTTTACTAATCATTATACTATTATACTTGTTAATGTCGGGATTTGTATTCCTGATTGGCAAGTTAACATACTTTTTCTTAGTTTCAACTTTTATACTATCATTAGCTGAAGATGACAGTTCCATAATTATAGGAAATTTACGTAGACTGTAAACAAAATTTACTAGGTCATCTGCGGTACTAACATTTCCTGCTTTTAACCCACTAGCATCTTCTATCTTGGTATTTTTTAAATTCCTATCACTGATCATAGTGTTAACATCTTTAATAAAACGTTCATAACCACCTGGATAGGTATGTGCAAGAGTTTCTGCGGCTCTATTATCACTAGCAATTAACATTGCCTTCATTAGCTCAAATCGAGTAACCATTGTACCTACTGGAAAACGTCCGTTAGCCTTGCTTTGAACTTTTACTTTTTCAGATAGATCTAATTGTTCTTCTAATATCAGTGCCGCGGTAAACAATTTAGTAACACTGGCAATAGGAACAATTTCGTTATGTTGACTAGCAGTAGTCATTTCTGCATTGGTAAAATTATACAATGCATAGGTTCCTGCATGACTAGGAAAACATATCAGTAGAACTATGGCCAATAAAAAACGCATGATCACCCCCTAAGGCTGGTTGTTGTCTTATTTACTGTCGGTCCATTGCTAACAAAGTCGATACCGGCCATTTTGCCTTCGTATAGTTTACCATTCCAGGTCATTGGAAGTTTAACACTTTTATTTAAGACTACAATTAGACTTTTTTGTTCTTTAAACTCAAAAACTACAGCTTCTACTGTTTTACTTGAGTTTGCTTGTTTAACGGTACAAGTTTCACCGTATCTTACCACTTCCATCTTTGCCCCATCTTAGATAAAATTCGCTTAACTTCTTTGCTTCTAGTTCTGCCGTTATAGCATACTTATATCCGTATGTTCCTGGATCTAACTGCCTATGCCACTCGGGTTGATCTACAGCATTTTCCATGACAAATTTGCCTTGTTCGCTTTCTTGCCATTTCCACATTGGTTCGGCAGCATATAGATCTGGATCTTCAACGTCGCCCATTGTAAATTGATGAACTACTACCTTGTGAATTTCTTTCACAATATCGTTTTCAACTTTATATCTTAATGCTGCCATATTAAATGAAATAAGGTTATAAACTTTTCAGCATCACGTTTGTATTTAAATTGCCACATGTCCCATGCAGTCCTATTGCAGTCTTTCCATTTTGATAGTTCTTTATCAGTCCACTCAACAATATCATCTAACATGATAGATCCTGAATTAATAGTATAGGATCCTCCTGAATCATGATGCCATTCTTCTTCAAGAGTTAATCTCCATTGATTTTTTACTTTTGTAAGAACTGGTTTAATACTAGGACCTTTTTCCATTGAATATTTTAAATCGCTGTATTCTGGATACGCTTGTCCTAGCATGTGGACCCATGCAGAACTCATTATACTTTTTTCTTCTTAAAGTATCTGCGTTTAGGTTTATCGTCTTTGAGATTTAGCGGACTATGGCTAACATCTTGTTTAGACTTTTCTAAGGCTGCATGGATAGCATCTGGACTAATGTTATCATCTTCTTTGTAAAAGTCATCTAATGTACTGCCCATACCATCATGTCCGTCACCGTCATAATCTTCACCAGCATCCGAAACAAATGCCATTCCAGTCCTGGCCAACATTCGATGTGCGGCATCTGGATTAGTAAAAGCATCACGCAACGATCCAACGTGGCCGTCTTTAGTTTGACTGATAGTTTGCCATGTTCGAATCTCAAGCAACGGTTCTATCTCTGTAGGAATGGATACAACATAGTGCATATCATTATATCCCTCAATATTAAATGATTTAACTACAGTACCTTGTGTGGATTTATCATTAGCTCGACGAACACCGTAAATCCAAACAACATCACCCACATTATATTTTTTCTTAACTGTCATATTTTTAACCCGCAGGTTGTTTTACTGCTTCTTTAGCTTCAAGTAGGTCTTTGACAAACTTAATTGCTTTTCTGTCAGAATCGTAAACGAATTCTTGATCTTCATCTTCGTCAGTACGTAGAGTTACAATAACTCCGTTACGTACCTTTCGAATTTCTATGCTTTCAAACAACATGGGGTTCCTTTCTTATTGTGGAACTGATAAATTATAGTTAAAGTGGAAAATACCAATATGTGCTGTTTCCCTACTTAGTTCCTGATCACACCATATTTGATACCCGGCCTTTTGGGCTTGCTGACAGAAGAAAATATCTTCGCCAATCTCAAGATTTAATGATGGAATAAATTCTTGCAGATAGTGAGGTTGAGGAATCCGTTCATAGACTTCTCTCTTACATAGTACCATACCGTGCGGTAGTACATCGATTAATTCCATAGGCGGACTTTGATCCGTAGTTTGGAATTCTGTAAACTTACCAGCACTTCCGCTCATGCCGGTAAAGTTAGGGTTAGGAAAACGTCTGCGACGATAGTTAGCACCTACAATCTCTTTGCCACGTGCTAACAAACGCATTGGCGCATCGATTGGGAATTTCATATCGCTGTCAACCCACCAAATGTAATCAAAGTCTGACTTCAAGAAGATGTCAACTAAGTTACGACGAGCAATAGTGATAACTGATCCAATGTTAAACGCACAGTTGATCTTAACACCGTTGGCAACCATATTAGCAGCCGCCATGGCCAAATGTTGTGCAAATTCTGCATTAACCATTTCCATTGCTGGAACGGCAATCATAACACTTGGCGGTTTACCACCTTGTTGTGCTTGTGGAGCCGGACGGAAGTTAGTTGGCATTGCCTGTCCAGGTGCTCCTGGTCGATTAAATGCCGTCTGCATAGCCGCAGTTGCCGCAGTGGGAGTCGGTGCAGGAGTAGATGCCCGACTTGGAATATTCAGTTTACCTTTTTTCATGTATTTCCTTTGTGTTTATTATACTTGTTATTTGTTGAATGAGCAAGAACTATTTTGCTCATTATCTAGGTGCAAATTCTTGTTGTAATTTGATATTATCAAAAAACTCTTTTTTGGTATTGCCATCGTCTTTAAATGCGCCTTTGAGTACTGTAGTCTGGGTCAGACTAGAATGTGCCATAATGCCACGATTCTCACAGCAACCGTGTACTGCCTGGATGTAAACACCTAGGTCTTTGGCTCCTGTAGCCTTTTCAATTTCCCTAGCAATGTCATTACATAGTTCTTCTTGTAATGTACCACGGCGAGCACACCACTGAGCAATACGAGTATACTTACTAAGACCAATGAGCTTTTCTGCGGCAATGATACCAATATAAGCAACACCAGATACAGGCTGGTGATGATGGCTACACATACTTCGTAGCTCACTTCTAACCACAAGCATACCTTCATATCGGTCTGCGGAGTCGTTTGGAAATGCTGTTGCGTCTGGTGCTGGTTCATATCTTCCTGCCATTATTTCATTAAAGTACATTTTAGCAAGGCGTCTTGCTGTACCTTTACTATTAGGATCGTTTTCTCTATCTATTAATAAAGTATCTAGCACACCTTCGAATGCTACTGCCGCTTCGTCAATCAGTCTAGGAATATCTTCTTCACGAACATAGTCGCTGATATTATCTCCGGCCCAAAATCTTTTGCCATTGCGTCTCATTACTGCACCCAAATAGCCATGCATTGAGCCTTCTTCATAGCCCTTGTCGTCTATGTTGTTTAATGTCACTGGTTCACTCATTTTTAATTTTCTCCGATGTTAAGGCAGAGGATTGCCATATAATTCTATTGTACTTTATTTAGATTGATCTGTCAACACCATTAATATTTTGTGTACCATTGATATGCACTATCGATGATTGTCCCAATATCACTGTGTTCTGGTTCCCAACCTAAATCTCTTTTAGCCTTTGATGAATCTGCAATCAATATTGCAGGATCGCCAAGGCGTTTAATTCCATAATTAAGAAATGCAAATCCATATTTTTCTCCAACATAGTCTGCAATTTGTTTGTTACTAATACCCTGTGCTGATCCAAGATTGAATACATGAAATCCAGGATTGTATTCCAGGTAATCAATAACTTTAATGTGTGCCTGTGCTAGATCTAAAACGTGTACATAATCTCTAATACAAGTACCATCTGGAGTATTATAGTCGTCTCCGAATATGTTAAATGCTCTGCCTTTGATACTAGATTCTAATGCTCTGGCTATAATATGTGTGCCTCCAGGTTCCTCGCCTAAATCATTTTCATTAGGCCATGCACCTGCCGCATTGAAGTATCTAAAACAAATACTATTAATATCGTAGGCATTACTGTAATCTCTCAGCATTGTTTCAACTATTAACTTGGTACGACCGTAGGGACTAATTGGATTAAGTGGATGACTTTCTGGAATAGGTAACTCTTGCGGCTCACCATAGACACTGGCACTGCTACTAAAAAGAATTGTAGGCTTCTTTTTAAAATCTTTAATATGATTCAACAGTCTAATTGTTGAGCTAATATTATTTTCATAATACTCGGCAGGATTGTAGACGCTGGGCTCTACCAAACTTGTTCCTGCACAATGCACAATGATGTCAGGAGATAGATTGCTTATTGCACAAAGCCCAACGTCGCTGGCAAAATTATTGCAGGTAAATCCATCTAAGCCCTTCATAGTATGATAGCGATAGACACGATCTATTAAGTGAACTTTATTATTGCTATCAGCATATTTAAATGCTCGTGCAATGTGACTACCTATGTAACCACACCCTCCAGTGACAACTATAGTTTTGCTCATGACAATCTAAGTAATAAATTCTTCTTTAATGCTGATTCAAGCACCTGCATAGTAACACCTAAGTCTTTTGACAGAGATAGTAGTGCTTCGGTATCCTTGGGCAAACAATGTCCACCAAATCCAAATGTTCCATCCGGACCTGGTACCCGCATATGGCTATCTCCAATCCGGCAATCTAAATTAATCATTGTAGCAATGACATTATAATCCAACCCAGCAGCCTCTGCCACTCTATGAAGTTCATTCATGAATACAACTTTAGTGGCTAGAAAACTGTTTATAGCATATTTGGTTAAAGCGGCTTCACCGATGTCACAATGTACAATGGTTTTTAGATTCTGTTGACTAATTTTAGTAAAGCGCTCGGCTTCATTCATATAGGCTTTGATACTACCACCTATGATAGCAAAAGAGCCGTTGAGGTAATCTTGCATAGCCTTTGAAGCTGTGAGGAATTCGGGTACATGAACTAGGTTTGGGTACTGTTCATTTAACTTTTGATATGCATTTGGAGGAGCCGTGCATTTGCTAATAATAACTCCAGTGTATCTAATATTATGTAACCTGGCTAGCACATCTTCAAGAATAGATGTATTACAATTTCCATCATCGTCACGTGGTGTAGGAACACAGACAAATACTGCCTCTGCCCCTGCAAGATCATTGTAGGCAGAGTTGTGACCTTTATCGGGATCTATAATTACCAAGTCTATAAATCTATCGGATAAGGAATTAAGGATTGCAGACCCTACATAACCTAATCCAATGATTCCAATTCTAACTTCAGGAAAGGAGTTCACGCTCTATAATCTCTTTAACAACTTCAGTGTCCATCCAGCTCACTTCTGATCCTTCACCCCAACTGGGTTTCATTGTTTGTTGAAAGTGATTTGCTTTTTCAACAGCTTCTTCAAGAGAATTTGCTCCGACATCGAAGGTATATCTAACATCAAGTTTTACAGTATATTGTTTCATAGTGGCCTCATTGGTCTGGTTGGTAGAGAAATATTCTTTAAAGTCTATAACAGGTAGATTAGTATAATCAAGATTTATAATGTTTTCAATGTATTCAAGCATCAATTCTTCAGTGAGTACATTGGTATATGTAACATCATCCCAGGCAATGTTCCAATCCTCGCCCAATTCCTTACAGTAGAAGTCTTTATACTCTGGGTGAATCCATTGGAATGCCAGTGGTTGTCCGGGGACCTCTGCACCTAGGTACACTACTTCATTGGTATCATTGTCATAGACGCAATGTCCGCATGGTCGATCATTTTGATCTTTGAAAGTAATGTGTGACGAATCACTGAAAGTTTTAAAACCCCAGTTATCACCTGTGGTAAATTTGTGACCAATGACTTCGAGTACTGATTTAAGATTCATTTAGTTAGCCCTGCAAAAATAAGTTCACGCTCTGTAACACTGGCCACGGGTTGTAGCCATCCATTTTTTATAGCTTCCATAATCATTAATTTATATTGCCTCGGACAATCATTGCTGATTTCAAATCCTGCTCGAGGGGTAATAGTTATTCCGTCTTGAATTGTAAAATTAGGATCTTCTTGCCTAATAGTATGTACTTGACTGCGGTAAAAAGTGTAGCTCATTCTACTAGTATAGCAGAATATTCAGCGGTTGTCAACTACCAGTTAATCCAATCTTTGTTTCTGTAAGGCTTACCAGTTTCGGCTGCTGGAAGATATCGGACAACTTTCTTTTTGACCCGCTGTAGGATTGGATGGTTGTGGTCGTTCTCAAATGCTTTGAGATACATACGCCAAGAGTTATGGCGTCTTTTCTTGCTCTTTTGATTTTCGTTGAGATAGTCAACTACCGTTTTCTTATCTTTATCAAACTTGTCCATAAGTTCACAGGCAATGTTAAATCCGTAGGCATCTATTTCATCTGAGCAACCTAAATACTCTTGTTCTTCTCTAATTTCACTTTTTTCAGCATTGCTGGCGTAATCTGGAAGTTGTTTAAAGTTCCTTCTTCTAAACTGGCGCATGTGGATAATTTCATGTAGCAGAGTGTCTGCTATAGTTGTACACATGCTGGCAAATCTTTTAGGAGTTAAATTTATTATCTTTTCATCAGCACGATATTGGAATAACACTTCAATACACTTTTTGTAATCTTCATCGTATGCGCTGTGATAGCATCCACCTACATATACAAACCCTTGTTCTACTTTTGGACTGAATGCTTTACGCACTCTAACGGGCAGGTGTTTTTTTAATAATGTAGTTACTTTTTTATGGAATTGATCAACTGTTAGTGGTTTCTTTACTATTTCAGGTGCCAAGGTATGTATCAGCGTGATTATGCTGTTTCGATTTAACACAGACCAGTCGAAGTTTTCTGTTGAAGTAGCCATTTTCCATCCAGAGTATACTAGTAATTATCACCTGTATGCTTCTATTATATACTGCTTTAATAAAAAAATGTATTTTATTTTACTCTGTATTTTTTAAAATTATCAAAATTTAAAGTTAATATGCTCAAAATACCTATTATTATTCCCGGAATATCAATTTCCCACCACTTGTTACCCATATACCAAGAATTTGGAATCTTATGATGATTTTGGTGCCAGCCGTCAAACGCAAAATATCCCCAGAATAAGTTATTATTAGATTCGTCGTTGAGCTGTACTGTTCTATAATTTCCTAAATTGTCATGCGGACCGTGAAGTTTAGAATTTAAATAGTTTTTTATTAAAACAACAAGGGCTATCCCTGGCATCCAAATTGTCAAAAACCATTCTACAGAAGTTAACATAATTATAAGAAACCATGTACTAACAATTATAAAAAGACCACATTTACTAAAAAATATTTGAACCTTGTCATTGAGCAAGTCATACGCATATTTTAAACTAAAATTATGATAAGGGTACAGAAATTGTATCTTCCATCTATTTAAATATAATGGAGAATGTGGGTCTAATTCAGTGTCCGCAAATTTATGATGCAATCTATGTTGTGCAGAGAATACAATAGAATTGCCTAATAGACTTTGATTAGCAATCCATAGTCCTATTATGTCAAGCCATTTCGGTGCGTTCCACGCTTTATGAGCAAATCTTCTATGATGAAATATTTGTTCTGCACACCCTACTAGATAATATACACTAAAAATTTTCCAGTATTCTGTCCAAGGTAGAGTTATAAGAGCGTATACTAAACAAATATAGGAGAATATAGATGCAATTAATACTATAGGTCTATGAAAATTTATGAAATTTTCAATTTTTTTAAATTGGTTCATTATAGGAAATTAGTAATACAAATTCTATTTACATTACCTTTCTTAAAGAAGTTGTATATCGGGTCAGAAGTAGTAGCCAAATAAATTACATCAGACGGAGTTAGTCCATGTGTTTTACAAAATAATTCCTGTTGATGTTTATGTTTTTTATGTAGATAATCTAAACTGAAACTTTTAAATAATTCCATTGTTAATTTTAAATTATTGCTATTAAAATAAAAGTTTCTTAACAAACCCCCTAGTGGTATAGACGGCGTTCTTCTAAAAACATAACCAATCCTAAGTTCCGATAATCCAAACATTTTGCTTAAACCAACATATACTGAATTAATATTTTCATTTACTTCTATTTTTTCTACATGGCATGATCCTATGTATGCACAGTCTAATGCAATGTCTTGATGAGTGTTTATTATTTCATTCCAATTGCTGATATAATTTCCATCTATGCTGCTTGGGTTTGACACATATAAGATATCCCCATCATTATAATTTACATTTTTAGGTAGATTTAATTGTAACCAATCGTATTCGCCTTCGAATACTTTTATTGACTTATTTCTGCACTCCACTGCTAGAGTAGTTAATCCCTCAGTAATTCCGTTAATTGGATACATAAAAGGAAACTCTGTTAAGTCTATTATCGGGGACATATACTTAACTATTAATTCTTTTGTGTTTCTAAGTAGTTGTTGTTTAGTGTCTATATTTTCCTCAGCAGAATAATTTTTTAAAATAAATTCTTGTGCAAACTGTTTTATATCCTCATCGAGATATGCTGTTATTTTTCTGCTTTTAGGTAATTGATCAATTAGTGTCATTTAGCTAATCTTAAAAATTTGCATAAGGGTTTTAAAAATTTTCCAGGATCAGAATCGCTATTTTTCCAAGGGTGGTCATGATGATTTTTATGATAGTCTGCTAGAGAAAACCATGCCCATATAAAGTTATTATAAGGCCTTTTCTTTATAGGGTCATGTTCAAGGATTGAATTAGAAGTTTGTTCAATGACAAATATTAATCCTGATGCCATAATTAATCCCAGTGCTACGTCTATTGAAATTAAAGATATAGCTAGTATTGTACCCCATATTATGTAAGTCTTATTTCTATATAGAAAATAAAAAAATCTATAATCATCTTCTGGATAGTCTTTAATTAACGATCGATATTTAAGCATAGTGTTATCTACGTTATATACCCACCCCATAAAACATCGAATTACTCCATTAGCCGGACCAAAATAATCTTTTTCTGTATCAGAATAGCGGTGATGATATCTATGGCTTAGTGTCCATCCTAATATATCTCCTCTAAGAGCAAATAGGAATATAAATCCAATAACGTTTTCTCCAAGTTTTGTGAAGTTAAGTTGTTTATGGACTATTCCTCTATGAGCTAGATTAAATGCAAATAGATAGCTTAGAATGTAAAAAAATATACATGACGCAATAGTTAGTTGCGAAATATCTACAAATATGGGAGACAATATTGTTATTAGCAATATTGGGACTATAACCAAGAACTTATATAAGTTCCCCATTTTATTTTTTTATTAATTCGGAGACAGCTTCAGCTAACCCGCCTAGAGTTCTAACTCCGTCTAATCTATCTTCCGGGATAAGAATTTTAAATTCATCCTCAATGAGCATTACTATTTCCATTGCGTCTAAACTATCTCCGCCGAGGTCGTCTATAATATGAGTGGTTCCGCTCATTTCAATTTTTGATTTCTTGAAATGTTTTTTGGCAATGCCAACTACTTTATTTAAAATTTCTGTTTCCATGTCTAATATCCTTTGAAATAAGTTTTCCTAATAATCCTTCTAAATCTAATTCCCACCATTTGTTGGTTAAAATTAGCTTTGCAGGATCTGCATGATGATTATTATGCCACCCAAATCCTAGAGTAATAATACCTAATACTATATTATTTTGACTAGATTCGTCTGTGTCGTAATTCCTGTAATTTCCTGGAAAGTTATTCAAATGTAAAATACTATTTACAGTTCCTAACCTTACATGCTCGATGATATATGCAATCAGGTATCCATATAGTATATCTAAATTTATTAGATAAAGCAACCCCATAAAGATTAAATTTATAAAGATGAAATGTTTGGTTGTAAAATTAATTGCATTATCTTTTGATGCTTTGGCAAAATTAACTATACTGGCTCGATCTTCAAAAATGCTTTCTATTCTTTTTTTATTTAAACTCCAGAAATAGAATGCTTGTAAGAAACCATTTTTAGGACTATGTATGTCTCCGGCAGTATCAGTGTGCCTGTGGTGGTGCCTGTGTTGTACCTGCCAATATACAGTACTACTATATGCGCTAATGGTTGTCCAAAATGCTAAGATCCAGTGTACAGGTCTACTTACGCTGAATTGATTATGTGCAAAGTATCTATGGCCTGCCGTGCCATTTCCGAATGCAATTAACAACCACATTAAAAATATGAATAGTTTTTCTTCTATTAAAAATGCCGACACTACTCCTAATATAGTAAGTGTTACATTAAAAACGATATATTGTAGAGTCTTTTCCATCTTTAACTATAAAAAATTTATCAACAAACCATGCACATATATCAAATTCACCTTTATTAAAGGCTTGATTATACTTGGTAGGATCGTGATGATGATTGTTATGATACCCTTCTCCCAGGCTTCCCCAAGCCATAAAATGATTGTTGTGACTGTTATCGGGAGTATTGTAAGTCCTATAACTTCCAGGAATTTTTAAATGGTCCAATCCTACAACTGCTAAATTTGCCGCAAGGTGATAATGGCCGGCAGGTAATAAAAAGCCGAATAAAAATAACTTCCAATCTATTAGAAGTGTTACAATTGCAATAACATACCAAAATTTAAAATAATGGCGTTCAATGAATATCAGCGTAGGATCCTTCATTAAATCCTTAACACGGAATTCAACACCTTTTTTTGCAAACCATTTATATCCTCTAAATTCCCACGCACCTGTAATAGTATGCCAGAAACTAGTAACTGGGCTATGTGTATCTTTTTCAGTATCTGCAAACAAGTGATGATGCCGATGGTTCATTGCATAAACTATAGGACTCTTGGATGCTAACAAAATTGTCCAGTAAGAAAGCAGTTTATGTTTAAACAGTGTTGTCTGAAAACTTCTGTGAGTAAAATATCTATGAAAGGCAATATTGTTTCCAATTACTTTATTAAATTGTGCTATAAAATATGAAACCCAAAATAATGTCCAATCGTTTATTGATATGCAATACCATATGCTAAATGGAATACTCAACCAAGCGGCTGAAAGTAATATTCTATGTTTCCATTCTGTTTTCATTTTTTTAGAAGTTTAATAATTTGGTAAGATGGATCAACTTCAGTCCATTTGTTTTTAAGATTTGCATTGCCTGGATTTATATGATGATTCTTATGGAGGGTACTTCCTCCGGATAAAAATGCCAACCACGTTATATTTATAGCAGTATATTCTCCATCTACTTTTTTATGTAGCAGTGAATTAATTAACATCTCTGAATGGAATGTTAAGATCATAGCAGCCAACAACGACATTCCAATAGATGGACTGATAAGAAATACCAATACTAATGATGCAAGTACAAAGTGTTTACATAGTTTTTCTATCTTGATTAATTGAGTATCTTTTAAGTAATCTCTTATAACAAAAACAGGAACATCCATGGGTTTCAATAACCATCCAAAATATGAAACATAAAATCCCTTACTGGGAGAGTGTGGGTCTAGTGTAGTGTCACTGTGAGCATGATGGTATCTGTGTATCCTAGACCAAGTAATAGGACCACCCATTAACCCAAAACATCCTATTACTGCCAATGCATACTTTATGTATCTGTTCTTTGGTTCCCAAGTCTTGTGTGAAAACAGTTTGTGAAATCCTGCTTGTATGCCTGCCCAATATATTAGTATATAGAATATTAAAAAATAAAAAATATTAATACCAATAAAAGGCAATAGTATTAAAAATAAAATCTGTAATGGAAGATTGAATTTAAGATAATATGATCTAGATACATCTGCTAAAGAGTTCATTTTAAAAACTTGTTAATTATTACGGCACTCATATCCCATTCTTTCGGTTGTTTAGTAAATGCAAAATTATATTCTCCAGGTTTAGCATGATGATTGTTATGCAACCCTTCTCCTAATGTTAACCAGTTCCAGAAATGACTGTTGACAGTTTCATCATCGGTATTAAAATTTCTGTATCCTTGGCTTGGCAAGTGCAGGGGTAGACTTAATACAGCAGAGCTCCACCAACTAAATCCAGCAGGTATCATATAACAGAACAGAACAAGGTTAATATCAATTGCGGCAAGTATCAATACATATGACAATATAACCAACAAATAATATTTGTGCAACTTAATTAGAAAAGGATTCTTAAGCAGGTCTTTAATCATGCCTAACGGTACTACCTTTGTAGGATCATCTTTATACCAGTGCCAAAAACTTCTCCAATATCCTATTTCGTGAGGACTGTGTAAATCTTTGCCTCTGTCACTGTTAAGATGATGGTACCTATGTACTGAGACATATTGTAAGGTTGTTCCTGTAGTACTTAATGTAGCTAACACTGCTACAATCTTTTCTTTCCACGGTTGCATTTTAAAACTTCTATGTGTGAAATATCTATGTTGTCCAATGCTTGCTCCTACTTTGCTAATCAACAATACTGCAAACACTAAAGATAGATAGTATTCCATACTTGCAAGATATGTAAGGTATATCAAACCAGGTAAAATAGCAAATGTGTTAATCTGCTGTAATGTTCTTAGTATTATTATATTATTCATGATTTTTTCATAAAAAGTTTTTCAATAATTATTGCAGGAAAGTCAAATTGACCTTTCTCTGTTACATATGAGTAGGACCCTGCATTAGCATGATGCTGGTTATGATAACCTTCATTCCATGTAAACCACTTTAAGAATGTATTGTTGCTACTTTTATCATTAGTATTAAACGGTCGTGTACCGTATTCGGGGCGATGCCCTAGTACATTTACTAAACCGGCAGCTATAAAATTATGTATAATCATGTAACTTATTAACCATCCAGTTAGTGCAGGTCCTAGGATAACTAATGATAATACAAGCAATACCGTGTTTATTTTAAAATAATATTTATGTATCCATCTATGCACCGGATCTCTAATTAAATCTGACACAAATTTATTCTCAATAGAGTATTTTTCATTTCTGACATAGAATACTACTTTCCACCAAGGACTTGTTATATGGGGATCTCGCTCAGTATCACTGTATGCATGATGTTGTCTGTGAACTCCGGCGTAGGTTATACTAGTACCGTATAGTAAAGGTGTAGCAAACGCATGTAACACATACTCTTTCCATCGTTCAGTCTTATAACTCTTATGGCACCATAGTCGATGCAGTGCTACTTCGTTGCCCACTGCGTTAAAGATTTTTGCAATGATCATACCTAGTACTAACATAGGAAAACTAAAATTGGTGATGAGAGTAAACAATAATATAGTAAAATGAATGCCAAGCAATAGCATCAGTTTATGGTGAAAGGTTAATTTTATCATAGATAGCTCTCGTAGTTAATTAAAAGGTCATTGTTTTTTAAAAATGATTCTAAATCGTGATCTTGAAAAAGATAATAAAATTTTCCAAAGTCGAATAACTCCTTAACTGTAGAAATGGTATAATCTTTTGCCCGCTTGCTGTGTTTCATATCTTCGAAGTGGTCTAAGAAATTTATTCCATAAGATTGCATAATTTTTTGATATTGGTGTGCAGTATGTACTCCAACTCCATTTTTCAGAATTTGTTTTATTCTTAATAATAAGATTTTTGTTATTTTGTCTTTGTTATCTAAATTAAAAATAATCTTCTTACCTAAATTTATATGGTTAGATTCGTCTGTAGCAACTTTTGTTAAACATTGGTTTACCAACGGATTCATTGACATTCGAGCCTGAAGTCTCATATCGCCAATGATTAATGTTTCATTTATAAAATGTTTAAAAATTTGAAAATCTAAGTTATCTTCATAAAAATGAGACCAGAACTCTTTACTCATTAGTTGATTTTTACGTTCAATGTATTCTTTTTTTATATCCTTTTCCGGAAATAACAGTATTAATAAATTTAAATAAATTAAAGAATGTTTGTATTCATCATTGGCTATTTTTAAAAAAATAAATTTTCTATCTACTTCATTGCTCTGAGCATACCACTGATATAACCATTCTACTGATTTTTCTTCTGTTAAGCAGGTTATTATAAAATCTTCAAATACTATATCTTTTTCAATTTTTAATTTTATTTGAGACGGTATGTTACAATTTTCTAAGAAACTGTAATTATTATGACCTAAGATATCTTCATCATTAGCTGTATTTTCTTCTAATGATTCTCCTAATAAGGTTTCTAATGTTGGCAATCTGTCCAAATTTATCATATGGTCCTGTTATGTTTCATTAGTTTGTCGTTCATTTTTTAATGCATGGTACTGGTCTAACACACCTGCATTTTTTAATGTTGTTTCAAAATCACTGTCTACTATTCCAAATATCTGACCATACTTATAGTACATTGGAACCATTGTCAATATAAAATCTTTATTTCGGTTACTACCTTTTATGTTTTCTATCACATTATTGTAGTTAAGATTGTATTGTTGACAATACTGTTTAACGTAGTGCAAAAGAAAACTAGGATAGAACTTTGAAAACAATGCCTGAAAACTTGTATAAAGTGTATCCTTATACATAGATTTATAGCGTTCAATTTTTCCTTCTCCGATAAAAATAGTACCGTATTGTAAGTGTTCTATTTCATCAGATACAATAGATTCTAGAACTTTCTTCAAAGGTTCTAAGGTCGTGTTTTGTTTAATCTGCTCAACATACGCTAACACTTCGATTTCTTTAATTGTGTACCCAAATAAAGACGAAGATAATGTTTCATTCTGATATTCAAATTTTCTTAGATTATCGTAGCTATTTTTAAAAGATAAAAATTCTTTATTCAATGTTTCACTATCAAATAATTGATTGATGATACTAACTAATAACGAAAAATGCTCTTGTTCTTCATACGCTTCTTTAAGGAAGAATAATCTCTTAACAGGATCTGTAGTTAGTTTATAGAGCTCAGTTAGCCAAAATGCAGCATTTTCTTCCTTCCATGCCATCATTATAAGTGAATTTGTATCAACAAATGCAGATATTTTTTCTTTATCTTCCGTGCTTAAATTTAAATTTTCAAAATAAGAATAATGATTTAATCCTAGTGGGTTGGCGCTGTTTTTATCAATAAAGCATTTAGGTAAATTAAAATTTGTATCTAGACTTAAATCACAACATGTAGGTAATGTGCTTGCCATTATTTAGAACTCCAAATGAATTTTGCAATTTTCTTTTGTTCTTTTTTCATAAACAGTAGATAGATTATCCATGCACCAACATCTAAGTTAGTTTTCTTTGTCATAAATGTCCACGAATTGGGGTTTGCATGATGATGATTATGTAATCCCTCATTGAGGCTGAATAGTTGTACTATCCAATTATTTGCACTCTGGTCATCAGTTGCAAACGGACGTGATCCGTATTCAGGACGATGTCCTAATACATTTAGTACACCGGCAGCAATAAAACTATGAATGACTATGTAACTTAATATCCATCCAGTCCATACCGGACCTAGTGTCAGCAAGAAAGTTATTAATAAGATACTGTTAATTTTCCAATAGTTTTTATGTATCCATCTATGTACGGGGTCCCTAACTAAATCTTTAACAAACTTAGATTCAATTTCGTAATCCTCATTTCTGACATAGAATACCACTTTCCACCAAGGTCTTGTTATATGGGGGTCACGTTCGGTATCACTGTATGCATGATGTTGCCTATGAACCCCGGCGTAGGTTATACTAGTGCCGTATAACAAGGGCGTTGAGAATACGTGCAATACATATTCTTTCCATCGGTCTGTTTGATAAGACCTATGAGCCCATAATCGATGTAATCCAGCTTCATTGCCTATCAAATGCCAAATCTTATGTACTAAAAACATTGTTAAAAAAACAGTCCAATCCCAATGAAATACTAATACCCACGCATAGAGTAACAGGTGTATGCTTAGTAGTAGCATTAATTTGTTATGAAAAGTTAATTTTTGTGTGAACATTGAAATATGCTTTATGTTTTATCTACTCTGATTCCACCACTGACACCGCCAAAACCAAAACTTAATTTTGCAAAATTTAATGTTTCTTTATAAATTGGATTCTTTAACACAATGGTATGCTTACAATCGACTGTGTCGTCGGTGCCAGAAGTATACGGAATCCAACCTTGATTTAACCCTGCTAACGAATACGCTAGTTCAATTCCGGCGGAACTAGACATAGTATGTCCCACGGATCCCTTTAATCCATAAATGTATGTTTCATAGGGTAGGGAATCTAGAGCTAATATCTCTGCTTCATCGCCTACTTTAGTTGCAGTAACGTGACAGTTGATTGAATCAAGTTTAATATTATTATTATCTGTAATTTCGTTTAGCAAGAACTTCCCTGCAGAACCGTCCGGGCTAGGTGCAGTTAAATTATAGTAATCGTTGTATAAACTAATTTTTCCAATAGTCCCAAGATTTTTTCTAACATTATTTTCTTTGGTTAAAATATAACAAGCAACTCCTTCACCTAATGCCATTCCGGATCTGTCAACATCAAATGGCTTTACTGAGTCCTTGGTACATACTCCCATGCTATTAAAGATGTAGGTAGTGTATGGGTGTGTTGCACAGTCGACACCAAATACTAACACCGCCTCACATTGATTTGAATTTAAAAACTTTTCAGCAATATCAAATGCCGTTATAAACGCACTACATGCTTGATTGATCATAAAACTAGGACCTGTTAGTCCAAGATGCCTACTTACAGTTGTGCAGATAGAACTTTGTGTCACTGTTGCCCCCCAACGAGGACTAATCATTCTTTTCTCTGCAAATAGTGCTTTCCAAACCATGCCGCCTGTTTCTTGAGACCCTTGCAAGGTTACTCCTATTACAGGTGTATTTTTTGGTAAGTCCATCCCTTCCGCACATCTTCCCGCGGCCAGTACAGCTAACTTAATTGCCCGTGGCATATTAGATTCTAGATAATTTAATTTTTCTAATTCTAAATCTAAGTCATCATCCGTTAATGGAATATCAAATTTAGGAAGTCCTGTTAAAGGTGCATTTTCGTGCCTTGTAAAATTAGCAGAATTACCTTTTAGATAATTTTCAATGCAATTACTATAACTAGTTCCATTAGCATCTAAGAGTTCAACATTGTTAATTACAGTTTTCATTTTTTAACTAATTTAATAAATTGAGCAGGTAGATCAATTTCCCACCACTTTTCGCCTTGTTTCCATCGATAAGGTCTAGCATGATGATTATTATGCCACCCTTCTCCTAGACTCATTATATTTGCAATCCAACTATTTTTTGCAGTGTCGTTAGTTTCATGATTTGTATATCCATGTATGTGTCCAATGACAGTTACTGCTGATACTCCATTAAGACAACCAGTAGCCGGCATAGCGTATGCAAAAATTACCAACCAGGGATTAATCAACATTAACAGTATAACATATACAAATATAATTGTAAAGTAGTTTCTATGTAAAAATACAATTAGTGGGTCTTGTACCACATCTCGGATTAGTTTTTTACTAATGTCAGCCCTATTCCAGTCATAGATATATGCCTTCCACCATCCTATGTGTCTAGGAGAATGTGGATCTTTATCAGTATCGGCATGTAGGTGATGGTATCTATGTAGTGCTACCCAACTAATGATAGACCCTAATGTAGCAAGTGTTCCGGTTATTGCTAATAATATTTCTACCGGTCTAGAAGTCTTATAAGTCCGATGACTAAAGTATCTATGATACCCAGCGTTTGCTCCGATAACTCCAAAAATTAAAAACGATACGATAAATGTGGAAAAATAACCTACACTAAAATCAACAACGAGGTAACAAATGCCTATGATAGATAACAAGATGTTAACTAACTGTAGAGATTTAATTTGTGTGTTGAAATTTTGTTTTAGGAAAAAAGAAAACATGTGTGCTACAACCTATTATAGCACGTATTTATGTAAAATTTTTAATGAAGTAATTTATATGGTAGGGTACAACAACTCTCTGACCAATTCTTCGTAGATATTCCAACCTGGCGGCTGTAAAGAAAATTGGACAAATGTATCCGTTGATTCTGTAAATGGAGAAGTGTTAATTTCTCCCAACACCCAACCATCATCAGTTTCTAGAAAGTCAATGCCTGCATGTTTTAAATTATACAACTTACATATTTTTTTAGACATTTTAACTAGGCTAGAATCTACTGTTTTACTAACATCGTATGCCTTAGTTTCTGTAATGCTATTCTCGTAATTAGATTTCCAGTGAGCTTCACTCCTTCTAAGAAAAGCTCTTACCATTTCACCATTAATAAGCTGTATACGCACACAGTCAGAAAATTTATTATTTTTTGATACAAACTTTTGCACAAAGAAATCTTCGTACGAATCACCTAGAGGTGACCTAGAGTTCATTAATGATATTATAGAATACAAGTCGCAAAATTCTAATAAGTTCTTTATTAAATAATGCCCCTGGCCTAACCCGGAATTAGGTATTTTTACTACGCACGGATATCCTATTTCTTGTTCAATAAATTTGGCAATAGATCCTGTAAAGTTATTTCCAGGACCTCCTAATGTGTTAAGATCTATAATTTTAGGAACCGGGATTCCAATTTTAGCACAATCGATTGCCGACAAAAACTTGTCATCAGCCCTTGACGAATCTTTGATATTGTTGATTACATGCACTCCCTTTGACTCTAAGATAGTTAAAAATCTATAGTGAGATACATTTACAGGACCTATCATATTAAAAACGCTAGTAGGAATTTGTTTGTTAAATTGTATACTAGGTGTAACTGGTATAACCTCTACTCCAAATTTCTTTCCTGCGTTTTTCCAGTCTTCTATTTCAGCGAGCCGCCAAGGGAGTATTGTCTGTGAAACATTAAAAGACAAATAGATCATAAATTTTCTGTTAGAGATAAAGAATTATTACAGGACATAATGCATTATTTTTTGAATTACAAATTGATATTTTTAATAATTCCTTCGGTAATGGGATCATTGTTGGGGTTATAATGTACAAATTTTGTTGATTCTCTGACAATACCCGAAACTTCGTTATAGGTTTTATTTACGGTGTAATTGTTAATAACATGCTCATCTTCTGAAACGATTCTTAGAAGTCCTGGTAAAGAATCCCAAATGTATGTAACAGTCCTAGTTAACTGGTCCGCACTAAACTCTGTGGTTGGTGTCAATAAAAAATTTGTATCTATATATGAAGATTTTATGTGCTCTGAATATTCAGAAGGTTTTTCCCAAAAAGCTACAGATGTATTAGGCCTGTGCTCTATTGTTTGCATCTTTATTGACATCATTCGACTCCTGGAAAGGTTCCTTCTGATATATTTATTCCGTCACTGTCGTACGTTATAAAATATAATAGTCCCTTTTCTATTCCTAATGACTCATTGTATTCTTTATTTTTTCTCAGAATATCTTTTAGATTAAGATCTTCCGCTAATGTTTCTATTAATCCAGGAATTGCATTCCACCAATGGACTCTTAATCTAGTTAATCCGTCTTCGGATACAGTTAAACTCTCTGATTCTAATAGGCCTGTAGTCTTATATGTTTCTGTGTAATAATCTTCATCTACTAGTGATCTATCCCAAAAAGGTACATCTACATTTGGCCTAGTTTCTTCCCGCCACATTTTTATTTTTATTGTCATTTTATTCTTCCTAAATTAGTCGATTTCTAGCGTACAATTGGTTCTCAGCTCGAGTGTAATTGTGTGCTTTATCAATGTGAGACCTTTCTTTAAAAGAAGGTCGCTAAAATTATATCAACATTTGGGTTTTCTATTCTCCATATTTTTTTAATCCAGGTACTATGGCAATCTTCTTTTTATTATTTATTTAAAAATGCCACTGCAAATACATATTCTCTTTCATGACTTATACTCACTGCTAGTTTATCATTTCCTAATACATAAGGTTTTCCAGAATTGTCAGTTAAAATGCTGATATTGACTGCCCCTGCTGCTTTAAAAATTGCTTCTTTAGCGGCCCATCTTCCTGATAGATATTCTAGCTTATTTGTTTTTTTAGAATATTCTTCTAGTTCTAACGGTGTAAGTACTTTTAACGCCCACCTTTCTAACTTTTTTGAAAATCTATTAATTTTAACTACGTCACATCCTATCATATTAATTTCCTAAATTCATTTTTACAACACGCATGTGTTATCACTAATGAATATTTGCTCTTATTTGCAATCGACGACATAAGAGATTGATAAATTTCATATTTTGAATTACCAAACGGTTCTATAATTTCTGCAGGATGAAAATGATATCTGTCAAATATGAGTTCTTGTGATAATAATCTGTTTCTAGAAAGATTTACTGGAACATGTCTGGATACGTAATAGAAGTCGTAAGCGTTTTGTTCTTCTGCTATCAGCATCATTTTATTCATAATCATACTATAACTTCTAGAAATTTTTCTGTTTTGTGTTAAATCATACGATGTATAAGAAATTGGTATAGACCAAAATGGAATCTTTGCCCAAAAATACATTATACCAAAACCTATAAATTTATTATCTATATGATGTCCTATGATTTTCCCGGGAAACTTTCCTGATAACACCTCATCAATTTTTGAAATGTGCATATCCATAATTCCAGAGGATCTGATATCGATACCGTATAGATCCGTATTGTACTGTATTACATTTACAATGTTTTCTCGGTCTTGTTGATCACATACATAAATTTCTTCCATATCTTTATTTACATAAGTAGTTAGTACAGATATTTATTTTTAAGAATGAAACCATACACATTGGATAATAATTTAGTCTACGGATATAATGATGGTATCTTTAATCCTAACGATAAAACTAAGATTGACTCTTTACAATGTTCTTATGCTAGGGTACAAAGACTTCCGGGAACGTTTCAGGAAGAATGCCATAAAGTTGCAAAAATATTATCTGTAGAATCTCAGAAATTAACTAGAATTCCTATGGTGTTCCTTAGCGGAGGGTATGATAGTGAAGTAGTAGCTAAATCATTTATAGAAACTAATTTAGATTTTCAACCTATTACTTTTCGATTTAAGAATAACCTTAATCGTCACGAGATGTACTACATAGATAAATTCTCTAAACGTCATAATCTCAATGTTATGTATATTGATATGGACATACAAGAATGGATGTCGAGCACCGAGGCGCTTGAGATGTTTAACGTTAGTCATTGTCATTTTCCAGAATTGCTACCTCACATGAAACTAATGGACATTGTATGGAATAATTGCAAAGGTCTTCCTATATTAGGAAACGGTGATTTATATGTATCAAGAGAAATTAATCCTATTTGGAGATTACATGATAGTAGTGCTGAAAAATATGTGTGGAACTATTTAGAATATGAATACATCTTAGCATGGTTTAGGTTTGCTGTTGCAAAACAAATTTTAGGAGGGATAGGGTTTTTCCAACATACACCCGAAATTACTCTTAGTATGATTTTAGAACCTGAGATACAAAATGTGTGCAATAATAATAATCGACATAGAATGAGTTCTAGGTCTACAAAATATCTCATTTATAAAAAATACTGGCCTGATTTAGAAGATAGAATTAAGTATGACGGCGGCGAACTTTCTCGAGGATTATATTATAAATTTATGTTTGATCATACACTGTCTAGGATGATTCCATATTTGGATGTCTGGAGAGAATCATTTACGCAATTTCAAAATAGGTTAATGCCATTATGACTATTAGATCACTAGTATCCGCTGATAGCGACAGTATCTTTAAATTATTACACAATCAGAATACTGTTATGGATCAAGAAATTGACAAAGAATCTAGGCATATATTAGATATGAAGATTTTTAATTATACTCAGTGGATAGATGACCCTTACACTAAGACCTTAGTATATGAAGATGATGGCATTGTACATGCTGCTATATTTGCACATTTTAACTTTTATATCAATGCATGGAAGATTGAATTAATTTTATCTGATTTAAAGAATTTTTCAGGTGGTAAGATTACTTCTATGTTAATATCTGAAATGATTGATTATGCAGAATCTAGAGGTTTTTATCAGTATTATTATATTAGAGCACTTGATAAATTAATGATGGATAAAAGTTGGGATAAAAAAGATAGCAATAACTTTCTATGGTCTAGATATCAAAAAGGTATTGATGAATGTGTAAAAGCATATTCTAGACCCGTTACTGGTGTATACTGGGACTGGTTATTCAATAATAGATGTAAATCTAATGATACAGTAGTTGTACATAGATTTCTACCTGCCAAATATAGAAAAATTATATTAGAGTAATCCGTCTGCTAGATACGATTCTTTATTCAATTCTAACACCCATTGATGGGTATAATATATTTCCTTCATTCCTAATGGTTCTAGATGCTTGATAAGAGATACGTGATCCCATCTTTTTCTAGACAATGCTTTGTACCATGTATAGTTATAATGATTAATAGTTATCCACTGATGCTTATATTCCCAAGATTCTTTAATACATATGGGAAGAATGTTTTTTGAAATAATAGTGTGATGTCTATGCTGTGGCAATACGTAAAATCGTGTACCTAATAATACAGTATCATTGTAATAAGGATTCCAGCCAGCACTACCAATATATTTTCCATCTTCAGTTATAACAAAATAACCTCCAGTTTTATACCTACCCTCTTTAAGGATGTAAAATAAATTTGAATTAGATGATGCATAATCAGGATGATAATTTTTAATAATATCTTTGTTATCTTCCATCATGCTGAGACCATTTTTTAAAATCTCCATAACATCATAGTTAGTATCATCTGTAATCTTGTGAATTTCTCTCATAGTACTTTGATTAAAAATTCTGGAATTTTTTTAAATAATGATATACTTAAACATATTCTTTTTCTAGTTATTCCTTCAACGCTGTGAAAACATTGATTATTCATAAGTATCCATTCGTGTTTTTTAAATTCAAAAACATCTATAGGTTCTGCTAAATCTCTTTCTAATCTGTTACCTGGAATAATTATTTTGCTTTTTAATTCATCGGTTGTTTTATAAAATGTAGTTGTTACGCAATCCCCGCCAGTGTCTAATACATACATTAGATTATAATTTCTCGGTACACCCCTAAATGAAGGACCGTCAATATGAGGTTCGAACGTACCTTGGCTAACAGTCTGAATAGCACAATTGTCTATTGATTTATCAATAGATTCCTTGGCCCACCGCAGATAAAAAATTTCAGAAAATGATTTCTTCATTTCAAAAAGTCCCATCCCAGATCTATATTCTAAAAAGTTTTCTGAATTGTTTTTCACTACCGTTAATATATTTTGTTCAATATCGTCGGGCAATTTACAAAATGGTAAATTTGTTTTAGCAGTAAACATAATTTATATTACTTGTAACTTCAATTTGCTGGTATCCTTATTCAAGACTTTCTAATACTTCTTCGTAAGAATGATTGGCCCACAAGTATCCAATAAAAACTCTTGATTCGGGATTAACACGTTGAACTGAGTGTATTTGAGAAACATCTAACAAATATGCTTCATTGGATGAGGCTACAAATCTATCAGTTTCGATCAAATCATTTTGAGTATATATGTTTGATTCTTTGCGATTTGGGTATTTTATAGATACCACTTTATCACTTTTAGTCTTGTAGAAAGTTGTAATGTCGTTATCAGCAGATATATAATAGTTTAGACCAGTTTTAACGCCGTGGTCTCGATGCGGTAGTAATATTCCTCTTCCGTGTATTTCTGAAAATCTAATGTAGTCGGGCGGAATTTTGAATGGATTTCTAGTATGTTGACTTTTAAATAACAATTTATTTGCTATTTTTCGATATTCTAATAGAACGGTTCCTGACTGATAAGACGAAGTTAATTCTTCACTTTTAAACTTAAACCAGTCATCGCATACTGGATTTAAAAAATCTTGTTTTATTTTTATATACATGTTTTACCAGTTTTTAATTGTTGGAATTTTTTGTCTATATTTGTTTCATAACAGAATATTTATAAGCAGCCTTTTCTATTATAAATATTTCATGACTGAGTATTATAAATTTTTAAATTTACCAAGTAATCCTTTAAAAGATAAAGATAAGCTACTGAAAACAATTAGCAAAAATTTAATGCCACAGATAGCAATGGATCCTTATGAATGGTTAACAGATGAGATTTTAGATATATTTCATCGTCTCGGAGTTAACCCTTCAACTATGGTAGTTTTTAAAATGGAAGCTGTGGGGCGAGATCATTCTCGAGCACTAATGCATACTGATATTATCAGAGATAACAATGACTGGAAAATAATTAATTGCGGAATTAATTGGGAAATTACAGACATAGATGCAGAACTTACATGGTGGACAACAAGTAAACAGGCGTTGTATCCTACTGATCCTAATTACTTTAATTTAAATCCGCATGGCATACATTACCAAGGAAGATTAAAGTTCGGAGTAGACCTATCTACAGATATTAGATTAGATAGCGTTAACACACTATCTACTCCACTATTAGTTAGAACAAATATTCCCCATACTGTAACAATACCTAAGAAAGAATCTTATCCTAGTCAAACGAGGTGTTCTATTAGCGTTAGATTTGATCCCGACTTTAGTACATGGGAAGAAGCTGTTGATTTTTTTAAACCCTTAATTAGAGTCTAATACTTGTTGAACTCCGACACCGCTCTTCTCTAAAAACTTAATACCCGAATCATCTCTATAATTTTTATTATAATAAACGCTGTTAATTCCAGACTGATAGATAAGTTTAGCACACTCAATACAAGGACTATGAGTAACAAATAAAGTTGCCCCTAATCCACTGTTAGTTGATTTTGCAAGTTTTGCAATAGCATTTGATTCAGCATGAAGCACCTCAGGCTTTGTTTTTAACCGATAACGACCTTGCATTTCGTTACCGTCAGCATCTAAATAAGATCCTTCGTAAGGCCAACCTTCTTCAATCTCTTCTGGACTTAGCCAGCCACCAGCACTACACCATTCTACATTTTCGCAATCGTTATCCCAACCTGCGGGCATACCGTTATAGCCATAGCTAATAACAGTATCGTCTTTGACAACTACAGCACCAACTTGAAGTCTGCGAGCATGACTTAACTGAGCAGTACGGCTTGCCCAATCCATGTATAATTTTATAAATTTATCTTTCATATTTTTCCTTGGCCGGTCCTGCAGGAATCGAACCCACACCGCTTGGTTCGAAGCCAAGCATTCTATCCATTGAACTAAGGACCGGTTATATATTGTATTTCTTTAAAGCCTTCATCCTCAGTTGGATCTTCCCAAGTTCCGATCATGCTATAGATAACATGATCCGGAATCTCTTTGCCAGGCCGGTTCATCAATCGTCGCATGAGTTCTGTATGCTCTGGTGTTTTGAATACCACAGCAATATGTTCATAGTCGGGCAACATATTGAACTTGCGAGCACGACTTTTAATTGTAGTACTAGTTTGATCCCAAATAATGTCACGACCAATTTCTCGTGCCACAACAACTTCTTTAGCCATTAGATCCACAGCAGTGGGCATGAAATCTGCAAACACTTCGCTGTAGGTACGACCTACTTCCTTTGCGTAGATTTCAACCCACTTGTCTGTACTAACTTTTGCACAAGAGAAAGCCCAGGCCTGCTTATCTACCCAAGTAGATTTGCCGGACCCAGGCACTCCAATCAATTGATAACACTTTGGCATATTATATTACCTCTACAATATGATATCCTGAATTAGGATAAGTTTCTAATAACCATTCTAACATACCCGGTTCAACGGGCAGTCGGATGGAGTTAAACTTGTTAGTAATGTAAGTCATATTACATTGTCGGCCCATTGCCGTTCTTAAAACCCACACTACCACCTTCTTCTTCAATACGCTTTAACACGTCTTCAAAAAGTATAGGAGCAAAGTCTGGAGTTTGTTCTACGCAAACGCAGTGGTATCTAACATCGTTCTCATCACCGTATAAAACTTCTCCGGTCTTAGCATCAACACCACGGGCCTTTTTCACACGATTTGCGTGAGTATGTCCGTGAATGTTAACTCCGAAGCGTCCCATTGAGTCACTGTGTAACGGAATATGACTTAAGATCATTCCGTTCATAACGTGATAAGCACGTAATTCACGGAAGTAAGTCCTATACTCGTCATCACGGAAGATGTCGTGATTACCGCGGATCAATACCTTGTCGCCGTTTAAACGATGTAGGATTCTCAATGCCTTACGGTTAATAACAACGTCACCTAAATGATAAACTTTGTCAGTGGGTTTTACCCTGTCGTTCCACGCCTTGACCATAGCTTCGTCCATTTCCTCAGCAGAGTCCCACGGACGTAACTTTGTAACACCATCGTTGCGTGTAAAGCGGCAGACGCCGGTATGTCCGAAATGCGTGTCGCTAACTAAAAATACACTAGGCATCTTGCCCTCCTTTCTTTCTTAAAATCCAACCGTTATAGTTGGGGTCTTTTACTTCGTCGACTCCAAATATTCCGCATACTTCAAAGTCGCTGCCTTTGATGGTTACAAAGGTACCAACTGTTTTAGCAAACGACAGTGCTTCATCTAGGGTCGTACATGCATTTAAAGTTAAATTATTTTTACTTAAAACTTTATACATTAAATTTCATCTTCTTTTTAATCTACGTTCTCGACGTTCTGCCGCCAATGTAAAAACTTTCTCATTGTCGTTGGTCCAATCTATTGCTTTCTTAGGAATGATCAAACCAGACTCAAGAGTTACACCATTAATAGTATGAGGCTCGTTTTCATCATAGGTCCAGCCTAGCACCTTCATCATGCGATGCTTGACTAACAGGTTAGGACTACGAAAACCTTCACAATCAGTAAAGCCCATCATAACACCAACTTCGCAGACCGCCCCACTACGACAAACACCTGCTACACAATGAACAACTACATTCATTCGATTGGCTAGAGCGTGTTGTAACAGTCGAACAAGTTCTGCAGCCTGCTCGTGACTGCACTTCATAGCTTCTTCTAGCACTTCGTCCTTTTCTTCAACATCCAAAAATTGAAATTGATGAACTTCTTTGAACTTGTGCATAGGGGTAGGGAAGTCTCCGGGCGGATCCACAATCTGAATCAGCATACTATTTTCGCCGGCATTGTGATGCCGCCCCCTAGGAATATCTCCTAGACTTACATTTTCAATCCATGGCATAATGCCTCCTAACATTCTAAATCAATGTGACGACCTTTGTCTAAATCTAAACGAAGGTTTCTACTTACACGTTCCGCTATGACCTGGTCAAGTCTGCGTTCTTCAATTTTTTTGGCGTAATCTTGTTCTCGCTGTTTTTCTAAACGAGCCTGATCCAAGCGGTACTGTTCTTGGTTATATTTTATAACACTTTGTTCTGCTCTTGAAATTTCCATTATTCTACGGCCCTCCTAAAAATAAGTTCCTGCTTTGAAAACGCATCTTGTTCCCAAGGCATATCCAAATACTTAGTCTTCTTGCCGTATTTCTTTCCACGCCAGTAATTAACACCATTTTCAACTTTAAGAATACCTTTGGCCATTTGGCGTACATGGACCATTTCGTGTGCAAGTGTTACACCCATGTCGGCAAACCAACCTGGCTTAACAACTACAACATAGGCATCTAATCCATGTAATGGCATGGTCATTCCTTGACCATCACACTCATTGGCAACTCGAACCAGCAAAACTTTTTTGCTGTTTTCCAATTTAAGTTGTTTAATCATAGAAGGCAAAATTGCCTCTATGAATTTACGTTTCTTTACGCTACGAGTTTCAACTAGAAATTCCATTATATTACTCCTTGCTATGTATATATTATAGCATGGTTTTACCAGTTTGTCAACCTATAAATATATATTATGAAGCCAAAAACCCACCTTGAAGAGATCCAAATAGAGCTTGACGAGTTGCTTGAACTCTGTTATAAGGGTGAGAAAATGGAAACATTAATCTATCAACGTGGGCTATTATCTGGGTGGTTGGCAAGAATTGCTTCTACGGACTACATTGTCCGCAACGAAATCAAAGAAAGATTATATAACGCAAAAAGAAAAATCTCACCGTAGAACTATGTTACTAGAGGGTGAGGCCATATTGTTTGGAGCGGCTAACGAGGTTCGAACTCGTGACGTCTTGCTTGGCAAGCAAGTACTCTACCAACTGAGCTACAGCCGCATTAAAAATATTTATAATTTGATATTGGAGCAACGGGTCAGATTTGAACTGACGGTTTTACGGATTTGCAATCCGTTGCATTGGGCCTCTCTGCCACCGTTGCATTAAAGATATTTCTTTTGTCTTAGTATAGGGGGTTTTGTGTTAGTGTCTATTTTTGTTACAAAAAAGACCTGTGTTAATCTAGGATCAGAATCTGAATAATAACTGTTTACACCGTGAGCAGAACTTGAATCAAATGCAATCAACCGATTGTAGACATTATTAAATCTAATTGTTTCAATATACGCATCCCTGTGTCTTTGAATACGATTATTATAATCGGAATCTATACCATTTTTATAAAAATCCTGTTTAGCATTAGATAGGTCTAATTTTTCTTTATCAACTAATTTAAAAATAGAAGTTCCACAATTTAAATCTATTTTGGGGGTTAAGAAAATAACCCCGGCAAAAATAACATTTTCATCATAATGAACCCAACCCATGTTCTTTGGTGACATCGGATTAGAATCAACAGACGGTATTAATTGAAAACTTGTGTCTATCTCGTAACTAATAGATTCGGAATCTAAATCAAAGAATACTGAAAGTAGTTTATTACAAAATTGATTAAAAAAATTCCTATCTAATTCATCTAAACGCTTTGTTCGTTTTCCTGGATAGTTTCCTTCCAAGGGAGTTGTATATTCCTGCTTTAGTGCAAGTGCTCGAACACTGTCCGGATCACTATAAAAGTCATCAATACATAGGGCAGGAATATTATTCATATAAATTTAACGAATTCGTTTGAGGTATTCTCGTCCGACTCTGCCTTCTTGGATATCGAGTAATGCGGCAACAGGAGCATTTAACTGCCCTTTGTTTTCAGCATGACGATGTTGTCGTGCTAGTTCTCTAGCTCTAACAGCCGCAATCAATACTAGATCAAATCGATTGCCTCCAACCATTTCCACACATGTTTCAGTGTCAATTGTTGTACCGCGACTTAGTTGTTTAATAGCCATATATACCTTTACGTTTAAAAAAATGGTAGCGGGGGCAGGATTCGCACCTACGATCTCCAGCTTATGAGACTGGCGGGGACGACTAGACTCCCCTACCCCGCGATAATTAACTTGCTACTATATGCGGAATATATGGCACTGCTCGTGGTCCGCCGTACAGTTGTTCAAAAAGTTTTTTAGCCTCTTGCGGAGTATCCGCATAGATTCTTTTCTTTTCTTCACCTTGTGGCGTTCTCACAGTTGCTTCATACATTGGCATATTGTTTCCTTAAATGGTCGGAGTACAAGGATTCGAACCTTGGACCCCCTGGTCCCAAACCAGGTGCGCTACCAGACTGCGCCACACTCCGAAATACTGGTACATCGTGACGGGCTCGAACCGCCGACAGCCTGCGTGTAAGGCAGGAACTCTACCAACTGAGTTAACGATGCAAAAATTTGGAGCGGGATAAGAGAATCGAACTCTTGACCGAAGATTGGAAATCTGCTGTTTTACCATTAAACTAATCCCGCATACTTTATTAGAATACACTTATGCCTTTTTCGTCAGAAGATGGTGGCCGGTCCTTACTACTCAAACTATGTTCAAGTTAAATGTATTTTAATAAAGTGTCTAGCTACTCACACCACATGAGCCCTAGACTGAGCAGTTACTCTGTCCATAACATTTATTCTTTTGGAAAGGTGTTATACCTCACCTAATGCGTTCCCGCCACTCCACAACAGAGTACGGATGGTCAATGCATTACACACCTGGCACTCTCTATGGTGACTGCCCCACCCCTCTTCGCTAACGGGCAGAGGTGCCCGGGTTTCTTTGGTGCCGACTATCGGATTCGAACTGATGACCTATCGCTTACAAGGCGATTGCACTACCACTGTGCTAAGTCGGCTTTAATTATTAATCTTTTGTAGTATCGTTAACTTGACTTGACCGAGCAATTCTTTCAAATTCTTCATCTTCAATTTGTTGTTCTTCGACTATCCTAGGATCAGGCTTGCGAAAAATTGCATCAAAGTTATTAGCAAATTGTCGTTGACTAACGCTGTATGGCCTGGGGCTACTACCTTTTGACATATTTAAATCCTTAATAAAACTGGCTCCCCAGGGTGGGATCGAACCACCGACACCCTGATTAACAGTCAGGTGCTTCTACCGCTGAGCTACTAGGGAATAAACTGGTGGAGGTGACAGGGATCGAACCTGCGACATCCAGCTTGCAAAGCTGGCGCTCTCCCAACTGAGCTACACCCCCATATAGAAACACACTATAAAACACCCTGGTTGTTAAGTGTCACTACTAGCCCGATACCACCCGGGGTAAGCGTGTAATGTGTTTATATATGGTGCCCAGGGCGAGACTCGAACTCGCAAAATTTGGCTTCTAAGACCAACACGTATACCAATTCCATCACCTGGGCATAAAACTATTATAACAGAATATTTATAAACTGTCAATGGTCCCGCAGTGAGGAATCGAACCCCATCCTGGACCTTATCTAGATTAATCGGATATAAGCCGACCTGCTCTCCTTGAGCTACTGCGGGTAAAACTATTGGCGTCCCGTACCAGATTCGAACTGGTGTAGTCACCGTGAAAGGGTGGTGTCCTAGGCCTCTAGACGAACGGGACATTTAATACCATTAATTATATTGTTACGTTATGGACAGCAATCGCCCTGCTGTCGTTTGTCAACTGTATCATATCCTATTATTTAAATAATATTTGTGGAGTTCTGATATTGTTCGGACGCTTATTACTAAGACCGCTAAGTCTATGATTCGTCGTCTCCGCTTCTGTTAAGGTTATAGCAGAACTAGGTTCTGCAATGAGCCGGCACTCACCTATATTGCATTGAATGACACTGGG